TGAATTTCGGATAGATTTCTATTATACCGCGCTTCGTGGAACGCGTTGAAATCATAAGAAAATCAAGCATTACATTTTTACTCCTCCGCTTTGAGCTCCTTTACTTCCTTTTCAAGTTTTTCTATTTTGGCTTTCATACTGATGAACTCCGATCCGGCGACGAACAAGACGGCCACAAACGCCACTCTCAAACCGATGTCCTTCGTTTTTCGTCCTAAGTCTTTCAGATAGACGTTAATATCCATTTTGAATCTCCTTTCACATTACGTCGTCTAATTCGGTTAAATACCACATGGCCTGATACCAAATCTCAACGTTTCTCATGTCGTTTGTTCTGTGGTAAATAGTAAACAAGCCTCCTTTTCCGTTCGGTTCGTACCCCCTGTTTATGAGCCTGTCGCAAATAAACTCAGCTTTTCTTTTGTTGAAATGCTCGTCGGTCATCTGACCAAGGCCCATATTGATTACCATTTCCCAGAACCATTTCCAGGTTCGGTCGCCAATATCTTCCGAATACATTATTTGCTCTTCGATTCGAAGAGAAAGTGCGATCATCATTTCAAGAATGCTGCACGGCATATCGTCCAGACTCATTCCGATTTCCTGATTGCTGTATCCTTTTTCGAAACCGAATCTGTAACGTAAATCCACGCCGTCAACATATCGGTTTTTGTCCATCGGAATCACGTATTTGAATTCCTTGTTGAATAAGAAATTGAGCAATTTTTCGTAAGATAGATTGCGACGCATTTTGTCGTTGACTGCTAAATCCGATAACCAGTTGAAATATTCCTTTTTGATTTCATTCATCGTTTCTCCATATACTCTTCGTATGTCCTTTCATCCTGTAGAATTTCGTAATCGCAACATCGCATATCGTTTCTGATATACACAGAATCTTCCTCGTACTCACCGAAGTGATCGAGGAAATCTTCCTCCGTAAAATCGACGAAATCATCAGCAATCTCGCCGTCTTCATCGACGATAACTCCGTCCGAAAGATATTTTAACGAAACCTGATTGTAATCCGGGAATTCGCCAAATTCACTCGGAGCAATAACATAAATTCCGCTGCGTTTGTCGTTCGAAACAGGGACAGTATCATAGCTTTCAGCCTTTATCACCGTTTCGTATTCGTTTTTTGTAATCTCTGAATCATCTGTTTTCACACTATTTTCAACCTCTCTTCTCGCGAATACCTTTTTGACCGAGTCAATCTCTTCCTGTGCGATTTGCTCGTATTTCTGTTTGACGAAGTAATAGGTTGCAAGGGAGCCTAATCCAGCTCCCAGACAAAAATACAGAAGTTTATTCATTTTGAAGCACCTTTCATCCCATAAAGAGCCGGGAAATCGAACTCATCTCTTGAAAAAAGACCAGACCCTGTAAAACAGGGCCCTTCCTTTCATTTGAGTAAGTTGTAAATGTTTCCGTCAACATTGAAATCGATTGCATAACCCCAATCAAGGTTTCCGTTTTCATCCGCCACGCAGACTTCTTGAATGTCGAATTCGATTTTGTTATCACCGGTCGGGTTCTTCGGGTCGAATATCCAACCAACAACCATTCCGGCTTTTGTCGGCTGGAATCCGAGCACCTCGTATACCTCATTCAAGGTCATTTGTCCTTTTGCATAAAACTTATCGTTTACGTTGGACTGAGCCATTTTGAAGAAAAACTCATTATTGCTCGGATCATTTGCCCAATTGCAATTTCCACGAGTGAAATATTTCACATAACCGCTGCCAAATGCATTTTGATCAGCTACGCGCACTTTCTTCTTCTCAACTTTTTCGTTCCCTTTTGAATCTACGGTTTTCTCCTCGACCTCGGTCTCCTGAATGTTGTATTTGAGTTCGTGGTCTACATCTTTTCCGAAACGATCAACAACTCGAGCTCGATACTCCTTGAATCCCTTGCTCACGAGTGTATACGCAGACGCAAGAGCAGCGTTTCTATTACGAAGAATGCCGTTCGACTGAATGATACTGAGAATCGAAACAGTTCCAAGAGCAACCGAAGGGCCATAGATTTTGACTAATTCGATACTGGTTCTTGCATATGTCTCAGCTGTTGCTTTCCCGACTGCACTCTGATCCGGATCATTTTGATTCCTGATCTCTTCAAGTTCTTTATTATGCTTTTCCATTACCTCAGGAACTTTTAAAGTTGCCTTACACGCCATTACAGCGCTTACAACAGTTCCTACAACACCAAACGCGATTAGAATCTCAGGACTATGAGCTTTAACCTGAAATTTCGTTTTCTGAATGAGTTCTCCGATGTTCATTTTCTTTTCTCCTTTCAATCAATAGGCAGCGCTTTAGGGAATCTGATCGCATATCCTTCGTAAACTCTTACAATTCTTGCTGTGCTCAGATCCGCCCAACCATATTTGTTATCTGTATAATTTCCACTAACTCCGACCGCCTCATAAAAATCAGCAACCGTTGCTACTTTGTATCTGGCAATCATGTCGTCCAAATAAGACAACACTTCTTCCGCTTCTCCTCGATTATCGAATATAGCGTCATCGAAATCGTAAGCGGAAGTACTACGATAATTACGTCTCGCCGATCCACCTTTGGCGAGTCTTGTCGAGACATCGCTATAACCGTATTTTGAGCCGATTGGTCTTTTGCTTCCGTATTCTTCTTCACCAAATAAGAGCATTCGAATACTGCCGGTAACGCCTTCAGCGATTGCGTTTTTAAGTGCAGGAATCAATACATCTCCAAAAATGTATCGAGCGATATTTTGACCGTCCTCTTGAACCATTTCGCTAAAGAACTTCGAGAACAGTGATTTTTTACGTATTTTGACCTGACCGGAAACTACTTTTTCAGCTTTCTTTTCCGGAGTCTCGACTTGCTGCTGGTTTTCTCTTTTTGATAAATGAGAATTTGCCGCGTAATCTTCCATTGATCTTCTCCTTATCTGATAACAATTAATGACATAGGAAGGCTAATCGGAAATGTCGGCGCATAACCGTGCTGTTTTTTCCATCTGTATGTCAGATTGCATTTTGCTTTTTTCTCTGAGACAGCCGTGGTTTCTCCTTCCCATTTTTCCTGCATGCAACGGTCGTTGCCCATTACGGGTCCGATATACCGGTACTTTTTCATATCCATATGAAGCCCTCCAAATAAAAAGAAAGAGCCCTTGCTAGGACTCCTCCTTTTGCAGAAAGTTCAACTTATTTCTTATTCTTCTTCGTCTACGATCTCAACTTCCTGACCATCAACCTCATAAACTACGTCTTTCTGTTTCCGGATCTTTTTGATCGCACGCTTAACAAGATATTTGATACCCGTCCCAGCTACATATACAGCTGCGGACACAAGGATCATTTTTCCTGTCGTCGCATGCTCTTTAATTACCGGATTATCCATTACTACCGTGTCAACATCATTGAGATTTTCCATTGTCGTCATTTCGTTGTTGTTTTCCATAGTATTTTCTCCTTTCAATTAAGAAACATATTTAGTTGGGTTCTTTCTCCCATAATAGAGTTTGTAAATTTTGCGTATTTACAACAACTTTCCAAAGTCATAACGCGGTTCAACTCTGAAACTTACAACCAAGCAAGGCGTTCCATCGTCTGCGAGCTGGGCACTGTATTTGAATTCAATAGGCCCACTGTCAGAATTCCAGCCCAAATCGTCACTAACGGACGTTGGCTGCAATCCTATCTCGTAGTAGAAATCGGATAATGAGACGAAGAACTGCGAAAACATTTGTTCGTTTAATTTGTTTTCCGCTTTCCTTATCGTCTCGATATCGCACTTGAAATACCTTTTCGAAGTAGGTTCATAGCATAGAGTTTCACCTCTTTTTGTTACAAACACTTCTGAATTTGCTACTGGGTTTTTGGACAGCTCTTCTTTGGCGATTTCGTCTCGGATCTTTTCCTCCTTTTTTTCGCCAATTGTCTCGATAACCTTCTCCTGATACTTTTTTAAAGCCCGTTCGGACAACGAATAAGCAGTCGCTAAGGCAGTATTTCTTCTTCTGCTGATCGTTCCTGAGCCTATTACGCATGACGCACCTGCTGCAAAACTAATAGCCGTCGGCACGTAACATTTCCAGGTTGTTTTAACAAGCTCCTTTCGTGTTAGCTTTTCTTTTTTAATTTCTTTTTTCTTTCCTTCTACCAATTGGCAGGCTTTTATTGTTCCGGTAACGGCAAACGGAATAGCAATAGCCATTCCAGCAATGCCGAAACCAGTTAGTATTTCCGGCTTCCTTTCCGACATTTTTGCCATCAGATTAGCGAATACCTTGTGTAAATCCATTTTGATCCCTCTCAGTCAAAAGAAATTAAAACGTCCAGAACCCATTCTCCAGCGTCTTTCGCGATGGAGAACATCCGACTGTTTTTTCTGTTGTTACATGAATAGTCATCCATTTTGTTTATGAATTCCTCTACAACCAGCATTGGAGGCATGTCTGATTTTTCGATCTCTTGAATAATCTCTTCGACAGCCCAGTTATGGTATGACAGCTGATCGAAGTATCCTTTCGGCATTCCCCATTTTGGCCGTCTATAGCACCGGTCCCTGTTTTTTCGTAGATTTTCGAGAATCATTTTCTTTGTGCTCATTTTGTGCCTCCAAAAAGAAAGAGTCCTTGCTTAGGACTCTCCCTCTCTATCTTTTTTGTCGTTTTCATAAAGCTCTTCTAAATATTTTTTGTCTTTTTCCTCCCTCTTTTTTTCGTTGTTTGCTGATCCGAGCAGCCCAAAGGCTGCAGACCCTACTGCACAAAGAATTCCGATAACAGAGTATTTGTCAATTTTCATAAGCTTTAAGCCTCCTTTCATATAAGCATTTGTAAATTTTGCGAATCACCAGTCGTATAGAAAATCTTTATGCGGTGCGAACACCATACTGATCAAGTACACGTCCGGACCACCGTCATCGCTGGAAATCCTTTTATGTTCGAAGTCCACCCAGCAATATCCGTCCGAACAACTCCATCCAACTACTTCGCCATACTCGGTTTCTTCCAAACCCAAAAAGGTATAAAGCTCATTTAGTGTCGCATATCCACGCATAACAAAGTTCCGATTAAAGTGATACTCAGCGTCGATGATCTCCCGTTCGTAGGCCCGGAAAGTCCTTCCTGAGATCTCATCATAAAAGAGTACTTTTTCGTCCGGGAAATCCACGCCGGTTATGTGGTAATCGCAATACTCCCTGACCATTGCCGCGCGGACCTCTTCGTCGGCTTCTTCTCCGTGTAGCTTTATCAACGTGCTTCTATAATTCTTCAAATACTGATCGGTTACCATATACGCGCTCGCCAGCGAAACCTGCTGCCTCTTATTCAGAATATTAGAACCAAGAATACAGAATATCGTTCCTGTTCCAGCAAGAATCGCCGGGACATACGCTGGCGTTGCGGCAATAACTATCTCTGCTTGATTCAGCGGTTCGCCTTTATTCATCTCAGCGATGCCTATACGCTGTTTTGCTTTCGAAGTTTGCTTCACAGCTAACACTGCTGTGGCGACGACTCCACCTATTGCCAGAAAAGACAAAATTGTCGGAGAGCTTTGTTTAACCCTCCGACAAACATCGTAAAACATATGCTGAATTTTCATAAAGCCTCCTTAATTCCATTCGTCAACGGAAATATCCTGATATTCCTTCGAGGATCGGACGATACTAGCCGCAAGCTCGGCCTGCTGTGTTGTTAAATACTTAAGCAAAGATTCGTTCTCCATGCAGTCTTCTTCACACTGATACAAGAAGCACTCCATTTTGAAAAACAGCAAATGCTCCGAAATAAATGCTTCCTGATCCCCGTACTTTTTTCTGGCTTGTTTAAAACCTGCTTCCGGTTCGTATCCGACAAGTTCATCCGCACGGTCTTCGTATCGTTTATCAAGAGCTTTTTTATTCAAGTCGTACAGCAACTTGAAAAGGTCAAACCGTTCAACGGATAATGGTTCTTTGCTGATGATTCCAAGGCTTTTTAATTCAAACAACGTTTTTAAATTGAAAAGATAGTCGCTGATAGCATAAATCGTTTCCGGCGTGCACATAAAAGCTGACATATCAAAATTCTCCTTTCATACACTCTTCCTGCATTTTAAGAATGTTCGTGATCATGTTGTTCCATTTTGAACGCGCTTTCGACTCTAATTCATACCAGTCGATTTTTTCATCATTAAGCTTATCAAAATCGACTCTGACTTCGGCTTTAAGACCGCAGCCAGGACAATAGCAGTTAGCTGAGCCATAGTCCCGATCGAACCGGTACTTAAAACTTCTAGTGGATATTCGCTTATATCCGCATACACACGGATAAAGCTTAATGACGGCGTCTTTCTTCTTGTAAATGTAGAACCCATGCTTATTTGCGCATTCGATTAACTCTTCGTCGGATTCTACTACTTCAGGTGCCTCCCACAATCTCATAGCTATTCCTTTCTTAAAAAGTATTCGAAAAGTTTAATACACGCCCATATAGCAAGAGCGATGACAAAAAGCCAACATCCTATGTAAGCTAATCCATAAAGAATTAACGGTAGAAACACAGGCAAAAGCACAATAATCATTATGAGTGTTACCATGATTTGTTTCTCCTTTTAGAGCTATTTACTCTCAGCCATCAAACATCAGTCGCTTGAAACATCTGTAACCAATTCGCCTTGACCGCAAGCAAGGATTTCTGGCTGTGCAGATGGCAAGGATAGTAGCCTTGTTGCATCTTTCTCCGTATGTCCGTCCCAATGTTTTCCTCTCTCAAGTACTTTACAATCGAACAGACAGTAATAATTATCCTCATAGTGATATGTATAGCTTCCTTCTGGTGTATCAACTCCGACAATAAACCATCCACCGCCAAAACAAAGTTCACCATCTTCGTGTCTAAAAGATTTCCACGCCTTATCTTTGTTCTGTTTCACAATTGCCGCAAACAAGATCATGCGCTGATAGTAGAGCTGTCTGAATGTGTGAAATCCGTCACTCACATCATCAATATCCGCTACATGTGCAGCTTCGCAAATTGCTTTCTTTCTTTGTATTTCTGTATCAGTCATCGGTTCTTCTTTCTGCTCTATAATGTCGCCTTCGTACCACTTGCATTCCTTACACCTTATGATTTCTGGCTGTGCGGATGCAAAACTCATAAAACGGTCAATTATCCGCTGATATTCTTCCGCCTCTTTCCATCTGCATTGGTTGCATAGTTTTTCCTTATACGCTGACAAATGAATTCTGATGGTTTCAAAATCATCGTCTGTCAAATGTTCTGGCTGCGCGGATGGCAGATCTTCAATAGCCGTTAATTGGCTAATAAGATCATCTGGATAATTTCTAACTGCATCAATCGCCGCCTGTCTGTATATCGTGTCACTCATCGGTTCTCCTTTCTGCATCAGCGCAATTAATCATTATGAGTGCACCATAATATTTGTTTCTCCTTTTAGAGCTATTTACTCTCAACCATCCAACAATCGATCCAATGCTCGCTTTCATCGTTGTTTATCACATGGAATTCTAGATTTATAACAACTTCACCTGGCGAGTGCATTATTGGCGTGTCATTCGCCCATATATGGTAAGTCGGTTCACAAAAGTGAACATCCATGTTTGTGGGCATTGCCCGAAACGTATACACCGAGTCCCCGCTTTTCATTCGCAAATATCCTGGTTTACCAATTTCCATATCAGCGATATCAAAAAACTGAGTTCCACAATATTCGCATTTTAAGCCGGTTATCGGAGCACCACAGTTTGGACAGTTTGTTATCCTACTCAACCAAATACACCTCCATCGTCTTAACTCCAAACATTAAAGCTTCTTCGTGGGAATCGAAAAAAACATCAGCCCACGCGTCTCCGTATGGGCTGTATCCTGTATCTTCGACGGTGTAGATAACATCACCGATTTTGATTTGTGTACCGAATGGGAGTACGTTGCAAGCTACTGTATGATTTGCCGTAGCAAGAACACCAGAAGCAGTACATCCCGTAGACCATTCGCCGCAGCACATTTGGCAAGCACAGTAGGCCGTTATCGTCCAATCGCCGAGGTATGTAAGACCTGTTTGAGTGTCTCCATTTCCACTTTCGATGCTTCCGTCTGTACTCCAAGCTGATTCAGACAATCCCTCAACGCTTTCATTGCCAACAGGATCCGATTTTTCCGCCTCCTGCTCTGATTCATTGCCAGTTTCTTCTTGGAATATCTCTGCCTCCGCATTTTGATATTCTTCCGCTGCTGTCTCTTCGTCATTTACTGTTCCTCCTTCTCCTCCTCGTGATAATACGGCAACGCTCTCTCCACTTTCAGAACCGCCATCACTAAATTCTCCAGAAGCTTGTTCTGACGATCTAACAACAGATTCATTTTGTGCAGTTCCTTCAACATTTCCTTTGTCAAATCTTGAGGCATATTCGTTCTCCTTTCTAATACACGATAAATGCTCAATATCGAAATCCAAATACGGAACCATAACAGGCTTTGACGAGTGTAATTCGAATTCGATAACTTCTGTTTCTGGCTCGAATGTATCGGTTTCCCCTTTACTAACCGATACGGAAGCAAAAATAATAGCGACTAACATAGCCGCTATAATCAAACCCCTTTTCATTTTGACTCCTTATCCTTTCTTCAGAACTTCATTAAACATCATGCTCTTGAAATCCTCCTTGCTCATTTCAGCATCTATACTGAGATGAACATGTACTGTGTCTCCGATCGTCGTATTGAATTCATTAAGCTGGACTACCGTATCGTAGCCGAATTTTTTCTTAATGATTCTACGCAGAATGTTACCAATAAGTCCTTTTGTAAATTTTGTTGTGATGTTCACTTCGTCCAATTTCTTCTCCTTTCATCTAAACAACACAAAAAATTAAGGAGAGGTTGTCTTTTCAGACCGGGCATATATTAGCCCCCTCTCCATATAAGGCCTTGCAAATTTTGCGCACATTATATGCATTTATGGTCAAATGTTGTCTCCCACCGCTCTTTTTTTAACGGTTTCATTTTGAGAGCCCACATTATTTGTCTAACAGTAACGGTTGGGTACAGTCCGTCCGTACAATTTCCGGAATAAGTGTCAAAAAACTTTTTAAAACCCGGATTCAGGTAAATATCGTTGGCTATCCACGGATCAATCTCGCTCCACCACGTATGTTTCGTTCGTTTACTGAATCTTTGTTGTATCACGGACAGTCCTTTTTTATGTATTTTGAACAAAGTACATCTACTATAAACAGGGTGATCGCATGTATATATCTCGCCATATATCGATATGTAATTGTGCGGTTTCTTGTAGTGATATCTCATACCATTTTGAAAAACGAAGAGCCCTTGTAAATCGGGCTCAACGTTCGTAGAATTTCGTTAATCATTTAATCATTTTGAATAAATTTGATACTAATTGCCTCCCTCCGGACGATGAAATTGTTCCGGTTTCTTCAAACTTAAGTAATTGCCTCCATTTGATATGACGATCGATAAGCTGCCAGGCCGTTACTCCAACTGTAGCCGCTCCTAATCCAAGTTTAATCCAACGTTCCTTTTTGCGTTCCTGCTGCTCTTCTTCGCGTACTTCGCGATCTTCAGCTTTCGCATCCATATTGATTACTAAATTAGTAAGTTTAGTTACATTTTCAACTACCTGCTTTTGCTCTTCGCCGCCAGCCTCAAGATTATTCAAGTCCTGAAGTTCACTCGAAATCTCATTCATTAAACCCATTTTGAGTTCATAGTTGTTCATAAATTTCTCCTTTCGAAAAATATATTAACGTTCTTCATATAAGGAGTTGTAATTATTGCGCTTTTCGTTCTATTTTGAGGCTGATGCTTCTTTTACCCTTGATCAAATCAATAGGTTCGTGCAATTCCAGGAACGCATATGTTTCGTTCTCGTCTCCATCAACAAGTATAAGGTTTCCTCTATGCTTTCTTGCTAATTTAAATGAGGTGTATGTTACAATAAAACCAAGTAAAAGCCCGGCTATAAACAATTCCATTTTGACCTCCATAAAAAGTTTCCCGGAATTTTCACCCCGGGAATTTTTTAGAATATGAAAATATCACCTTTTTTGGTAACCTGAGTACGAAAAAAAAAAAGAAGCCCTTACTCAGGACTCCTTTTCTGCTTCTTTAATAACTTTGTCGATGATTTCTTTTGCTTGGTCTACCATGCCGTTGTCCAGAAGAGCTTTTAGAGGCAACAAAACCATTAATAATTCAAGATTGTCCATAAATAATAACCTCCTATACGCGCATAATACCACGAACAAAACTAAAAGACCATGATTTTTTCATGGTCTCTTAGTGTTTAAATGGTTACGATTTTTCTGCTTCTTTGATTATTTTGTCAATGAGTTCTTCCGCCTCTTTGGTCATCCCTTTCTCGAGATAACCTTTTAGAGCGTATAGCACCATCAACAATTCTAATCTTGTCATACTATCGCCTCCTTTCATATAAGGAGTTGCTATTTTCGCGCACAGTTCAGGATCCAAAAGAATTTACGGTAAAGCTCGTAATACATGTCTTTGCCGCAAGGGATTTCGACTCGAGCGTTTAACTTATCATAAGACAACCCATAAATGACCGCTTTGAAAATGTATTCCCCAATAACTGGATCCGCTTCGAAAGCGCATTTCTGAACAAGCTGCATTTTTTCCAGATAATGTTCTCGCGTTATCGCGGCTTGAGCCGTTGGGTCACTTACGTCCGAAACAAAAATACAAAGATCTGGTCGCTTGGATAATCCATCCGTAGCGTTTACGAATTCTTTCCAAGAGAAATACTGCAAGCAAAAATGCTTAAGCTCATAGTATCGATGACGATCAATCCAATATTTGTTTGATTTTGACAGCTCAGGTCTGATGGTAGTACCCATACTTTCTCTCCTTTCGACGGTTACTCCCCTGTGAGCTCTATTCTAGGTTAAAAGAAATAAAAGAATAGCCTGTTTATGTAAACCGGATTTTGAGATGCTGTAAGATTAGGCTAACCGAAAAAAACAAAAGGAGTTGTGCTTTCAGTACGTAGGTTACGACGGATCCTCTTACCATTTTGAAAGTAGGAGGAATGCGTCTTGAAAAGAAAAAGATCTGATGATAACCTTACTCTTGAGAATGCGCGGAAACTGTATCAAGAAATGGAAAGAAACATTATCCTTTCGGAATATCAATTTCCGACGAAACCAAGTAGCGACGGTTTTTACCACATTTATGTCGAAGACAAAACTAAGAAGTCCGGTCGACGACAGCTTAAAGCAAAGAACCTTGAAAATTTAAAAGAAAAAGTGTATTTGCATGAGAAAGGTATATCTGGATCTTCGCGAAAGACATTCAAAGACGCATTCGAAATATCTCAAAACGAACGTCTCAAATACGTTAAAGACCCAGAGAAGAAATTATCCGTTCAAAACTCTATAACGTGCATGCAATACGATTACGAACGGTATTTTTCAGGAACTGATTTTGAACGCAAGTATGTAGACACGATAACCAAGAAAGATATAGAAGACGTGTGTATGATGAACCTTCAAAGGCATGATCTGGCTAAGAAAGCTTTCTTATCCTTACGAGGAATCATCAAGCAAACACTAAATCTAGCCTTCGAGAATTACTGGATCAACGAGAATCCTTATTTCAGAGTGGATTTTAAACGCTACGAGCAAATGCTTATTCGTACTCTCCCGTCCGAAAAACGCGTTCACTCGGATAAGGACTTGTCCAGGATGTTGGAATATATCCACAATCATCAGAAAAAGAAACCAGAATTCATTCCTGCATATGCCTTGGAACTTCAATTACTTGCCGGTTTACGCCGTGCCGAAGTTCCTCCATTGGAATGGGAAGATATCACCGACGAATACATATCCATAACAAAGGAGCAGATCCTTGTACGTAAAGGACCGAACGTCGATAAAGGATACTGCAAGATCGTCAACCACACAAAGACTTATGTAGACAGACAATTCCCGATAACATCAGAGATTCAGGAATTCATTTTGAAACTTCGAAACGCGCACTCCAGATTTTACCCGGACAGTAAATATCTTTTCCCGAGCAAGACAACGACGAACGGCGTAATCAGTAATACAGCCGTTTATCGCTTCTACGCTCGAATGTGCAACAATTTAAATATCCCAATCAGTGCAAAAGCTAAGAAAGGTCCTCATAGTTTTCGCAGAAACGGGATAACAAAAATCGCAAATTCTTCGGACGGAAATCTCTTAATTGCATCCATTTTGTATGGGAATTCTGTTTTGACTGCCTCGAAACACTACTATTCCGGGGTAAGCTTAGAACAGGCCAAATCTATCTTGGAAAAAGGGTAACCAACAGGGTAACCAATTATTATGAAGTTGTTAAACGCACAAGAGCTCCGAAATACCCATAAATAAGGACTTTTCGAAGCTCTTGTAACATTTTCGTAACAGCCGGAAATCAGACTCGAATCGGATTCTGATTTTGTTCAAAAACAGCTAAAGAAAGGGGCTGCCGCGCATTCTCACATTTGTAGGGTAACCAAAAAGGTAACCAATTGTCGGCGACATATAGTATTATAGGCCAGCGATGAAATCAGGATCGCCAACATATGACCCGCCGAAATGCCATATACCCTCGTAGGCTCTGATACTAACGTTAGATTCCACGTATAATACAGCCCGGCCTTCGGTTCTCATATCGCCCTTGATCATTGCCGAGATGACAAGCGCTCTCGACATCGGGTCTTCCACATAAATAGGGATAACCGCTTCGCCGAACAAAGGCGGCGGAAATCCACCAGCTATGGCGGAGTAAGTAAGTCCTTCGATGTTACTATTTGGTATGCACGTGAAATCCACATATACCGTATTGCCGAGCAAATAATATCCCTGCCGGCGGTTAGCGTCTGGGTCAACTTTCTGATCAATAATCGTTACAGTTTTTGCGACGCTAGGCGGCGTAAGGCTTTGTTCGACAGCATAGATTCTGTTTGCCAGTCTTCCGGCAACATCTTCGTCCAATGTCGCCACCATAGAAGCAAACCACGTATCGAATTCTGTTTCGCTGCCATTGATAAATTCGTTCCACTGTGCTTTCCACTGTGCAAGCATAGCGCTAGCGTCGATTGAACTCGCCGGACCGGTAACATACGGGCAATCGCTCGTGCCCTGAAGAAGTTCGATATTAGACTGACTGATGCTTGTTGCATTCGCAGGAACCGTAATGTATGCCACTGGATGCTGATAAACTCCGTCTCCATTAGATAGATTAGGCTTTAATGGATTTGTGGCAGGCGTTCCAGAAACTATTTTGATCGAGTTTTCTCTCGTCGCAATTAGTTTGTTAACTTCGATGACGACAGCATCAATTCTTGAATAATTAGAATCCGCCGCCGATAAAGGAAGAGTAAGCTCTTCGTCGTTGATCGTCCAGGTGCCATTAAACCATGCTTTTCCGGTGCCGACCACAACCCCTAAACCAGTGCTCGCCGGTTTTACATAGAAACGGTTTCCAACAGACATGAAAACGCCATCACTAATAATCCCATCGAAGAGATCTCCGAAATGAGAAGCGTTATAAACCCTGTCTCCGTTTAAAGAGTTATAAAAACCATAAGTTACACTCATTTTGATTCTCCTTTAATAAAGGTAAAAGAGCACAGGCCAAGTCGCCGGGCCACATACGCCATCTGGCTCGAGCCCCATGGTCTCCTGAAAATAAATTAGAGCTCGTTCGGATGCTGGACCAAATACGCTGTCTGCTTCGATTTTTAGTCCTGTCTGTCGATCGATAAAACCTCTAACACGAAGCTGTTTCTGCATAGCTTTAACGTATTTGCCGGTATCGCCTATTTTTATCTGTGGTAGTACCATATCGTAATCACTGCTCTCCTGTTTTTCTTCCTCGGGCCATCTGAGAATCCGATCCCATGGATAGTTCCGGTACGGGCGAATGAGAAACTCGTAGCCTGTTTGATCACCGGGCTGACCGCCGACAACATCTCCGTTTTCGTTAATCGAAGCTTCTACTTCTTGACCGTTCCCGCAGTACATAGCTACGTGAGATCTAACGTTAAGCAGAATATCACCGCGTTTCAAACCGGCTCCAGTTGACAAATCGATTTGATCCGTAACATCCTTAAAACCAGTCCTGATAAAAACTGTATACATGTTGCCAGTATAAGTTGCGCCGTTTGATTTAACCGGAACTCCTGCATTTTCCCATGACTGAATCACAGAAGAACTGCAGTCGAAATCTCTGTATTCGCCCCAACGGTATCTCTGATCGTATCCATGCGAATCATCTCTGGCCCACTCTTCCATCTGGGTTATTGCTTTTTCTGTTTTAGTCATAGGCATATCTCTTTAGTCCGAAATAACAATGGTTGGATAGTCTGAAGGAGAAGTAGCTGCGAATTCAAAATAAGTCCTATTTCCTTCAATATCTTCACTTACGAGTATAAACTCGTACGAGGAATCATCATCAAGTTTTGAGAAATTAAGTAATACTGCCACATTATATAAAACATAGCCAGTGTTACCATCTTCCGCCGGTCTGACACTTTTCCTTGCAAAAAGTACGTTGCCCCCAGAAACTAATGCGTTGTAGATTTCCGAAGCGGTTTTGTTCATTCTCATATCATTGTCATTGGCTTCGGTTTCGATTTCTACGACCAGCGAATTACTGGCGATCCCATCTTCGATCTTATTCAGCTTAGCAGAAGTAACTACGTCGCCTGTTTTCCAGTTTGTTTTGTCGTATGCCATTTTGATTTACCTCCTAGAATTACTCAGTTTTACCGTCTTTAGTTTTAGGAATCTGATAAGTAAGAGCCTGAGCGCTGTCTCCAAAACCAGCCGTAGTATGATCTGTAACGATTCCGAGAATCGACAGCACTACGAATACAGCGTCGACAACGGCAAGAAGCTTCCCGCTAAGAACTCCGAAATCAATCTGTACACCGAATACAGCGAGAATAACCTGAATTAATAAAAGAACCGCCGGGATGATGGCTACCCAAAAGCTTTTGTTTTTAATTCTTACTTTCCAGTTAATCATTTTGATTTACCTCTCAATCAAATATTGCTGCATGATCTCTTTCGCCTTGCGCAGGCTCTCAACGTCATTACCGTCGATACTGTGCGATAACAGCGCTAAGAGAGCCTGCTGCATTACTCGATTCCCCTGCTCAATATCTTGTAGTCGCTTATTGTCAGTATCGAATAATGAATCATGGTTATTAATACGCTCCTCTAATTTATCTATCCTGCTATTCTGCATTTCGTTTGGCGCCTTTGCTTTTTTTACTATGGATACAATTACAGTTACTGCTGCTGCCACCGCTGTAATTGCTCCGCAAATGGCTAAAATAGCTTGAAAGAATTCTAATGGCGTGAATGTTATAAGAGTATTCCCCATTTATACATTCTCCTTCCATTATTCCTGGAAATAGTAGCTTCCGGATACGGAAATAACAGACTCAGCCGGTATGGCGGCGTCTGTGAGCAAGACCAACCAATGATCGCGTATAATTACTCCGCCGATTTTTTTATAGCCCGGCGCCGAGTTTGGAGTTAAAGCCATCGCAGAAAGTGGACGACCAGTCCCATAAGAGATGGCAGGAACTGGGAAATTCGACGCCAAATTAATTTCGGTTGCCGACGATAAATTGCTTTGATTGCCAATTGCCATTTCGACAAAGCATCGTTTACCTTCTTTGTAAAAGCCTCCGCCCATCGCATAAAAGCCGCTACTAAATGTAGGGGTGTTTACTTCCGGGATTTCGTTTCTCTGACCGAGAGTACCCCACGCACTATATCCAGATCGATTATTCCTGTAAAAAATAGTTTCCAGGTTGCTTGTTGATCTGATGAAAAACTGTACAGTTCTATCGGCGCTTGCCCCAATTGTGAAAAGAATCCCCGCTCTTTTTGCTCCGTCGATTACCGGGAGATCGTCAAATGCGGCGGCCACAGCTGTCGAAGTAACGTAATACACACTCATCGGAGATGCTTTAGCAGCCGAATAGCTGCTCGAGCCCGGAACCTCCAATTCACTAATAGAACGAGTTGCTAACATTGAATTCGGCAAATAGTCGCTGCCTAATCCGAGCAACGCAGACAATAACGACGTTACCGGAATTGTTTTTGTACCGTAAGACTCGCTGTCTAACAGCATCGAATATGTGTTATTCAACTCGCTTACGCTTGGATATTCTATAATTCTACTCAATTTCGAATTACCTCCGTAGCAATTTATTTGTATATAAATAAATTTTTCCCAAATTTACTTTCTTCGACAATATAGCCGCGTTTTGAAAAATATTTGATTATTGCATCGTTTCGATCCGGGTCACAATAGAAATACTCATAGCCTATTTTTGCGGCCCAGGCTTTCGTCGAGTAGTTCCTATCAAACAACATGCTCCGATTTTGATCGCCGGAGCGCAAACCTTTTTTTATTTTCTTTATCTGGTATTTTAAAGAATGCTGTCTCTCCCATTCTCGACGCTGCAATAAGGTGCCAAGACCAGTGGCGTATAAAATACGCCGTAGAAAACGTTTCATCAATCTGGATTATGCTCCTCCATAGTAGATGCGATTTTGACGACAAGCGCCGAAACACCTGTGCAAAACCCTATTACTAATCCCAAAACCAAACAAATCATTTTGAACTCCCTACTGGATGGTGTACACGCCGCAGATATCAATGGATTGTCCTGCTGTAATGCCGTGATCAACATCCGCGATGATCTGGATCTGTCCCGAATTTTGCACACGGGCACCGTGCCCTCCTCGGTTGTTTGCTAAAATGCTCAAAGGCACCGCAGCCACCGAATCTGGAACCGGGAGTCCTGACAAGATGTTAATTCCCGAATTCGCAGACAGGTTCGCCGTGAGTGTCAGGCGCATCTGAATATAGGCCCTTTTTCCCTCAACATAAAAACCGCCGCTTGTTATTGTAGCGGAGCTGTTAAGTACGGTCGGTGTATTCCATGTTGTTGTTGCGCCAAGATCATAGGCAACCTCATTAGTGCCATCATTAATACTTATCGAGATGTGTTCCTCGTTAATTAATACGTCAGTGTAGCTGCCTACGTCCTCGTCATATGCCGTAATACCGACCCCGTAGTCGGTTACTACAACCTCATAGCCCTTTGCACCGCTTCCGCCATCCATTCTTGTTATCTTCGCCGTTGGACTTATCCCGACAAGATAATAGGCCGATCCGCTATACACAAATGTAAGAGTGGAGCCGGCATCCCATACAAGTGGATTCGTTTCTGATGTTGCGGCATTGCGATAATAAATGGTCTTTGCACCGGTGCTATTTACGTTCAGCGTGATCGCTCTTGCTACGGTATTCGCAGTCGAAAAGGTTATATGAACAACCGCACCGGGCGTTAATCTGAAGTTCGCAATCGTCGAAGCCTTTGCCGATGTCCCAGCCGCGGTCGAGCTCGTACCATACCAGCTTCCTGCACCATCAGGCGGAATGACCGAAGCAGCTGATCGAGACGTGATATATCGGAAATAGGTTCCGTCGTACATGAACACCAGAATAGTATTCGCAGACCACTTCAGGACGTTTGTTGTACTGTTTACTGTTCCTGATCCGACATAAATGGTCTTCGCGCCGGTTGAATTCACATTCAATGTAGGCGTGGCGGCTGTGTTTGCCGTTGTAAACAGAACCGCAATTATTGCCCCGGTTTCAAGAGCAAAGTCCGCACACGTTACCACTTTCGCTGCTGTTCCAGCCGCAGTGCTGCTTGTCCCGTACCATGTCGTTTTCGATCCGGTTCCGCCGCCACCTGCGTTTGTCTCGCTCATGTTGAATATCATAGAATTGCTCCTTTATGTTTCACGTACATAACTAAGATACACATCGCAGGCAGGCATTACAAAGCTTCTGACATCGTCATTACTGGAAAGACCGCTGAACGATGCAATATCACTTGCGTCTTGTGTGCTTCCAACTTTTAATGTGAATGTTGAAACAGCATGTCCCGGTCTTGCGGGCGGCAAACCTTTGACAGTAACTTCAACCGTATCACCAGTAAGCACTGCAACATCCCCCATTCTATCTTCATATCCTGTTATCTCAAAACTCACAACATCGCCGCTAACATAGTATGTATTAAGCACCGTTACCCCCCCATCTATAACCATTACGTTAACCGTAACCGCAGCAGTTGGCGTGGTCGTACACGCAAAGGTCAGCGTCCCTGCGCCCTGTGCCGTACAGTAAATATCTGCCGCCGTGTATGCCGCCCTGCTTGTCGGGGCGTAGGTAACCAGTATCGTATTGCTCGCCGTCACGCCTTCCACGCTCACCGTCTGGGTGTTGTTGCTCCATCCGGCGGCCGTCAGAGTACAGGTCGTGGTCGTGACCGATACGCCGCCAGAACCGCCGCCGAGATTGTCTATCACCTCGTTTATCTTGTCGATTAGATCATTTTGAGAAATCGGATCGGTGATTTTGTTTACTGACATTGTTTCCTCCGCCTTCTATCATCCGACAACAATTGCTTCGTACGTGCCCGCGGCAATATTACTGCCGGAAATGATTTTGATCTGGTGCGAGTATGTAAAAGTGCTCTGATCTGGAGTCGAACCCTTAATAATCTCGGCCATCACCTGTTTACCACTTGAGATTTCATAAAGGACGATAGTCGGATATTGGATAAAGCTTTCAATCGTCCAAGTACAAACGCCGCCCGATGACGTAAGCGCCGAATTTTCAAACCTTTCTCTATATACACCGTTGGTGACTAAAGCATCTAAATAAGCTTTATCTAAGGCGCTCATCAAACCTGCAGCACTTTGAGTAGCAACGGTATCCGGGATTTTGACAGTTCTATCCGTTCCGCTAACCTGACCGTCTGCGCTCTGCTTAATCTGAGAAATAGTAAACGTGCTGCCGAAGCCAGGAGTCTGGTTCGCCGTCGGCTTTCCAGTGAATGCCGTATAGGTCGGATTGACTTCCGCTCCGGCTTCGATACCGTCGAGCTTTGACTTATCGTCCTTGCTCATCAGACCGTTTGCGGACTGCGTGGCAACCTCATAAGTCGTATCCTGCGCCGGGATACCGAGTGCCGTAATATCAGATTTTGCGACCGCAGTTGCTCCGGTGACATGACCCTGTGCATTCGTCGTGATCTTATACAGACCTGACGAAAATGCAGAACCTTTAGCGGCGGCATGATCGTAAGCCGTCTTGCCTCTATCACCTCTATACGCCGTACTGGAGGTCTCGCCGAGGGCCAAAGACGCGCTGATCTCGACATATGCCGACCCGCTCCAACGGTAAGTCTTATTCGTGTCAGTTGCGACGTAGATCTTTCCGGTTTCGCCCGTGGCCGGGAATGCAGACTGAGACGAATATTCAACAACATCGTCCACATAGGACGGAAGCTGCGATGATGGTACTTTGCCTTCCGTGTCAAGTGTGGCAACGCCACCTGCTGATCCTGCTGCCATATATGCCGCAGAACCAAGACCTTTGACAGATACGTTTGTACCAGCGATTTTGACCTGGCCATTGCTATCGCCTGTAGCAAGATCGATGGCGTGAACATGATCCTCGCGAGCGTATTTCGCGGAAGAACCAACCGCTGCGGTCCCGATATTCTTAGGCGTCGCACTCGCCGCTGTATATGTGTTATTGGTATCCAGATCACCGACGATCTGCCAGTATGTTCCGTCGTAAACAAACAGATAGATCCGATTCGCCGCAAGAGTCCCTGCGGACGGAAGGTTTCCGTTTCTATATTTGATAGCCTTTGCGCCAGAAGAGTTAACGTTCAGGGTCAGGCTTCCGACAGCCCCAGTGTTTGTGTTCGAGAACTTAACAGCGCACCAAAAACCGGGTTCAAGTGCTACACGATTCACTCCCTCGAGGCTAACCGTTTTGGCGGTTGCGCTCGCGGATGAGGAGCATACTCCATAATGCGTAAAACTCTGAAGAGATTCCAAACCGACTGGCGTGGATTCGCCGGGATCTTCGGCGCCTGCCATGTAAACGCCATCGACATACATGTCTGGTAGATTGCCCGCCATAGCGGCCACGGCTGCCTGATCGTAGTCGGTATAGTCATTCGTCGAAAGACCTTTACCAGTTTCTTTGTCAACTTTCGACGTGTCGCTAGGATGAACGTGATCTTCGCGTGCAAATTTTGCTGAAGTACCAACTGCTGCTGTTCCGTCCATTTTCGGCGCAGTAGTTGCAGGACTAACACCGGCCGGGATTGTCGGCTTGTTTTTAATAAACGCATCGGATGATGAGTCTGTTACATTCCAGTCCGCCTGAACATTTACTTCCGCTCCCGAAGCGATCCCGTTCAGCTTATTCAGAAGCGCGGTAGTAAAGTCATTTGCCGATAACCCTTTTCCGGATACTTTATCAACCTTGTTTCCGAGTGCGGAATTAATAACTTTATTTTGAACAGCGTTTTCGGACGTTGACGACAGTGCACTGTCAATTGTGATGAGGCCGAGCGGAATAACAGTCGTTCCGTTGAAATATTTTAAGATATGACTAGACGAATTGTACCAAAGCAACGCTTCATCGCCAGCAGCCACGGTAGGATCCGTCGGCAAAATATGAACCTTCACATTTTGAAGTTCATTCTTATTTAAATCTATGTCAGTCAAGTACTTTAATGACATTTTTTCGCTCCTTTAACTAAGATATGCTGTTCCTTTGAACGCCGCTTTGAACAACAGAGTCATTTTGTTTTTAGAATCGTGGACCACTTCTCCAACGACATTGCTTCCTGCTGTGTCGATTACAGTCACATTTGGATAGAAACCTAAATTGTGATCAATCGTCCATGTGGACGTAGCGGCACCATTTTGCTCGTATACGAAAGCGTATTTCGGATCCTGCCAGGACGCATCGAAGTCCGTAGTCGAGTTCTTGGTCAGAACTTGCCCTTCAGTACCTCCGGAAGGAAGTCCAGAATCATACGAACCGTCAGAGCCAGAACCGGAGTCTCCAGAATAACTATCGCTATGAGATTCGGTGATATTTGACGAATAACTTCCGACAGTTGCGTAAATGGTGTAGCCGCTTACTTCGTAAGATCTGATAATCTCTAAAATCTGAGATTTGACCTTAACACCGTACTCGTTGATAACTTGTACGATATCACCTTTGTCATAATCTACCCCGTACACATATGTTTGAGACGGGTCGATCTGGAATTCGAAGGATTTTGTCTCTTTGTTTTCGGAGAGTTTTTCAACACCCCTCTGATCAAGAAGTTTGTTGTACTCTTTGTCGGTCATCGCCGAGCCGTCTTCTTTTTCAGACTGAATATCTCTGGCGTCTGTGTATAATTCTCTTCTGTCAACGCCCTTGGACGAGGTTTTTCCAACTACTCTTCTTCTACGCTTGTTTCCTTCATCTTCTCCAGCAACAAGGGTGACGTTTTTTAGAGTCTTCGAAGACTCTAAATATTCACTGCTGATTAGGTTATCGTAATCGGGAGAAAAGACGACGTACGTACTTGCTAATTTACTAGCCGGGTAGATTTTGCCGGATGGGTCACTTGCGATAACGGTTTGGATTAGAGCCCCCTCGTCATCTAGAATATCGCTTCCGTCGCCGTCTATGAGGTGATCGTATATGCCATCTTCTGTAGGATCGTAGGACCGATCAACACCTTTATAAAGCGAAAACATCCATTGCACAGGGTCCGTAGATAAAAGAGGGTCTCCTTTATCGTCCACTATATCGAGCGAAGAATCGTCCGTTATTCGGTCGTTGGATCCCCATTTCCAAGTTATTTTAAAACCGATCTGATTCGATTCGCAGAGCTCTTTAATCGCATCGTACAAATTATCGCCAGTGTATTGCTTCGAAATCGTTAACTTTCTGATCTCAGCGTCGTTAGAATAATTGAAATAAATAAACGGAATGGTTCGTTTTGGATCAGCGGGTTTAATAACGTTTTCGTTTAACAATCTTCGTACTGCATTTTGAAAATTGCCATCCAGGTTGGTTGTTGTCCACACTATCCGTCGATCAAGGACCGATTCTAATGATCTGCCAGTGATTACAAGACGATTTCCAGACTCTGCGTTCGATTCTATCTTAATGTCTTCAACGATCATTTGCTGTTCGGCTTCTGGATGTACGAGATAATACCCCTTTTTAATTGTGTTAAGCAGATCGCTGCTAACATACGTGCACAATTCAAAGTCGCCGTAACTGCAATATCGCTCATTCCATATCAAAGACTCGAACTCGTCTATAACCCTGATCGGTCGAAAGGACTTGTTAACCAAAAGCAGTTCCATATCGATTACACTCCTTCGTAAACCGTTTTATGTGTTATCGCCAGTTCTACGTCTTCAATGTTATCGGCTTCGATTTTGATATAGTTATCGCCTCTTGTCAGTTTTAACCAATCCGAATCCGCTCCTATACAATTCAGGATGTTTGTGCGCTTCCCATTTCGGATAAGAGTCACTTTTTTAGATCCAAGTACGCTCGAAATCGTTACGACATCGCCGGCGATAAGTGGGTCTCCTGTGAAAGCGTCCAGTCTGTCAGCGTACAATGTAACAGATTGCCCTGTCGTTTCGTTCGACAAGGTTATATCGCCAAGCTCGTTTAAAACGTTGATAGTAGCCACAAACCCAATGTCGACATCGCCTTTGTAATAAAGCGGGTAACCGTTCAAATATTCATAGCTTCCGAACGACAAAAGATCTTCCGTTAAGGAGTTGTTTTCTATAGGAAATTCGAATAGATCTGTTATCGAAGCAAAGGATATCGTTTGGTTTTCTCCATCGGATACGTCATAGAAGAACGGATCCGGGCAAATTATCGAAATCGAATTGCTTTCATCTGAACTAAAAATGTCGGGCTCGTTTGATTCGACATACCCGACAGTTTTTACTTTGCGATTATCTGTTTCGATTATCAATTCTACATCCCGCTTGATCGGGAAGTATTTGTATGTATTCAACCTGGCTTCTTCAACGCTCGTCATTGAAACGAAATCGAAAAGCATTTTGATAACGATGTTTCTTGGTTCGAGCAACGCTGAATTAAAGTACGAACCATCAGTCGTCGCTAATCTTGTAGTATTTACATTGGCCTTGGCAGGGCCAAGACCGCTAATGCTTGTGATGAACATTTTGTGAGAGGGTTCAGCATCAGCAAGAACGATCTTGACCTGCTCGCCATAACAGTTTTTAACAGTTACTGATTTGATCATGCTCTACCCACCGCTCCTTTCATCGCCGCGAACTGATTCTTAGTCTGTCGATAAATCTCACTTCTAGACAATGCTTTCGGCGAGTAGTTATTCTGTGTATAGTTGTAATTGGTAACAGATGCTTCTTTAGCGCTTTCCGCAAAGAGATCGTCATTTGTCAGTCCAGCTCTTAACGCACGCCCATACGGATTCGACAAATTGATTCCCTTAGAGAACATGCCGTTAATTGTTCCTACTCCATTTTGAATATCGGTGAGATCCATAACAGGACGGATCGTCGGTTCCGAATCAATGCCATTATTGATAAGATCGACTACTGCCGAGATTGCCGACTTAATCGGATTTATTACCGATCCGGCTGTGTCGTCAACCGAACTCATCAATTTATCGCGCAGCGAAATGAAGCCGTTGATCAAGCCGAGTGTTGCGTATGCGCCAATGGCATACATCTCATGTGACGGAGATCGTTCGTCAAACTTTTTACGCGATGCGTCCAGCACATCCTGCGCTAATCTCTGCGCAAGCATTCTAAGCATGGCCTCTTTACTGCCTAAACCATTGAGTAAGCCCTGAGCAGCATTTTGACCGATCTTATACATCTCGCTGTAGAAGTAGTTCTGACCTCCTCGCGTGAATGCATTTTTAACAATGGAAACCATCGAATCGGCTCTGGCTTTAAGAGTAGCAATAGCCGAAGAATCGCCTAATCCGCTACTAACGCCAGACACAACACGCGCTCCATATGGTTTGAAAGCGCTTATCGTCAAACTGCTGTTTAAAGCGTTTCTGACATTAGCGCATAACCGATTCGCTGCTGCTTTGAGTGACGTCACAGCGGCGGTATCACCTATACCTTGTTTAAGTCCGGTTACCACCCTAAGACCGTAGTTTTTAAAAGACGAAACCGACAGCGTGGTGTTTACTTTATTCATGATCGCCAGACAAAGGTCGCCAACTGTTTTTATTACAGTAGATTGTTTATCGGTAATACCATCGATAAGACCCTGCCCAACATTATTGCTGCCGTATGTTGTGAAGATTTTCTTTAACAGCGTGTCACGAACTTTTTCAATGATGCCCATGCAAACACTGGAAACCGATGCGATAGCATCCTGCTTTTTGCCGGAAATTCCTTCTTCAATGCCGGATGCCGCTCCTTCGCCTGCAGTTTTGCCAGCTGTCTTAAGTTCGACAGCGTGAGTCGTCATCGCAGTTGTCGCTTTGGTTACGAGTGTCGCAATAGAGGAACTTACCAACGTCGAGGCGTTTGTGTCCGTGAATGCTTCCAGAAAACCATTAAGACCGTTTATAGCATATGTTTTCATGTTGGAGGCAAACATGGAAAGATTTGACATATCAACACTAGCTATACCGTTTGCTAAGTTAATAAGTTCTGTGATTGCGGTAGTCGCCGTACTCAAAGCAGTCATATCAACATTTGTTAACGAAGATGAATAAGTGACCAGCGATGCACCAAACGATTCAAGCTGCGTGCCAAACGTAGCAATATCGTTATCTCCGGTAAAGAGTGACACCAGGCCGCCGCTATTTGGGATTTCCTTAGACATTTCGATGAGGATAGACATTGCATTAGCTGATGCTTCAACAGCAGTCGAACTAATATTGCCATCGACCATTTTAGAATAATACACAATAGCCGGCGCGAATTCCTTCAACTCTTCTGCAAACATCGAAAGCGAATTATCACCAAATATGTCGGCCCAGATACCACCCTGATTTTCAATTGTTCCAGCAGCTTCGGCCATGATTTTAAGCGCATTTGCGGACGCGGTTACGGCTTCTTCGCTAACATTGCCTTCAACTGTTTTTGAATAATAAACAATTGCCGGTCCAAATGCCTTTAATTCTTCGGCAAAAGTGGCCAGCGAATTTTCTCCAACAAGATCTGCTAAAAGACCTCCCTGATTCTCAATTGCTCCAGCCGCTTCGGCCATAATTTTAAGTGCATTAGCAGACGCAGTTACAGCAGACTCGTTTACTCTTCCATCAACCATCGCTGAATAATAGACGATAGCAGGGGCAAACGCTTTGAGTTCCTCCGCAAACTCCGCGAGAGAATTTTCGCCAACAAGATCAGCTAAAAGACCGCCTTTGTTCCCGATAGCGTCCGCGGCTTCAGCCATGATTTTTAACGCATTAGCCGAAGATTCAACAGCTCCAGTATCAATATTTGCTCCCGAGATGGTGTTTGCAAATGAAATGAACTCTGGAGCAAACGAACTTAATTCTGAAGCGAAATCGGTCAAACTCGATTTGCCGCCAGTAAACCAACTCGTTAATCCATCAAGAATCTCTGTCGCCGTAAGCACCAGAATGGTATCGGCAAGTGCTTTAATTCCTTCGAATGCACCTGCTGGAATGTTACTTGCCCCGGTAATGAAGCCTTGTGCATTTGTCATGAAATCTGAAAGATTTTGACCTATCTGCGGGAAACCGTTAGTTACTCCTTCAGCTAAGCCGCCAATGAGATTTCCAACAAAACCACCAATTGCGTAAGCAATTTTTGACAAGACTTCGGATCCTTCGCCTATAAGCCAGTCAACTCCAGGTATCTGAGACAAGGCCCCGGCTGCTATTAGCAGTAGCGTTAACTCTCCCAAAACTGCTGCCATCGCTAAAACGCCAGTCATTGCCGAAGCAGCTACAGCTCCAGCAATCGCCAATTCGATCATTAAACCGCCTAATATCGCGGCCCATTTAACGCCTTCGGCCAAAGCGGATGTGTCGAATTGATTTAAGCCGTCTACAATTCCTTGGACAAGTTTCTTAACAAAACCGAATCCGGCATCTATCAACTCTGGTAATTTTTCGGACAGCGCATTTATTAATTTGATTATTAAATCAACTAGTAACGTTACTATAGTCGGAATGAATTCAACTAAAGAATTAACTACTTCGATTATCAACTGCAATGCGCCATCAACTATCGCAGGTATACATTCGACGAACACGTCGAGCGCCGCCAATATCAACGCTTTAATGGCTCGAGCAATTGTCTCGGCACTATCGATTAGTACATTCAATAATCCGACAAATAAAATTTGAAAAGCGGCAACCATGGTTGAAGCATTGAGTACTGCTGACGCAGATAGAATACTTAAACCAACTGCAAGCGACAAAATGCCGACGCCAAGAGCGGCTATGCCCGCCCCGACTAAAGCAACTGCTAATCCTAAACCCATTAAAGTTAAAACAACAGGCTTTAGCAATCTTCCTGCAATGCCCAGAACGACAAACGCGCCCGAAAGGAGCAATAACGACTTGCCTATTTCGGACAAGCTCATAGATCCCATTATCTTAAGCGCGGATCCAAGTCCATTCAAAGCTATAGACATTACAAGCAACGCGGAAGCGGTTTTCAAAGTATCGCTATATTTAAATGAATTAAATGCGATTACGATTATTGCTAAAGAACCGGCAATAGCTAATAAACTCTTACCGATTTGGGCCAAGCTCAAGCCCGACATCATCTTCATAGCCCCGCCGAGAATAGTTAATGACGTTGCCATTAAAACCATCGCAAATGCTGATTTTACAACTCCGTCTTTTTTAATCTTGTTTAAGGCTATGATTAGAATTGTCATAGAACCGGCTAATGACGCGAGAGCTTTTCCGATTTCTTCCCAACTCATAGAAGCCATTATCTTCATCGCTTCGCCAAGAATGGTTAATGACGTGGCCATAATTAGCATTGCAAAGGATGATTTAACAACACCATCGGCGTTTAATTTGTTCAATGCTATAACTAAAATAGTCATAGACCCTGCCAAAGCCACAAAAGACTTAGCGATTTCTTCCCAACTCATCGAAGAAAGCTTTTTTAATGCTTCCCCAAGTATTAACAAGCCAGCGCTTATTAATATAAACGAGGAAGATTTTTTCATGGCGCCTTCTGAATTCAACTTGTTTAATGAAATCGTCAATATCGTCATCGTAGCCGCCATACCGGTTAACGCTCGAGCTAATTCGCTCCAAGATAATCCAGCAATAATCTGCAGGGATTTCGCAAGAATTACCATAGCGGCGCCAAGCTCAATCATGGCCAATCCTTGAGACTTTGAAAATTTAATATCCAATCGATTCCACGTGTAAGCAAATCCGGCGATTCCAGCCATTATTCCCGTCATGCCAGTTAAAGCTACCGCCAACTCTTTTGGTTTCATCGAACCGATTTTTGCCAACGCGATTGAAATAATAGCAATTGCTGCGGCAAGCTTGATCATCGTATTTCCAGCGGATGAAACGGCTAATGAACTACCGGTAATTAAATTACCACTCATAAATTTCATCATCGCTGCCAGTTCTACGAACATTGATGTTACGGCAGCTATGGCGATGGTTAATTTATTAGAATCCACAAGGGATAAAGCGATTAACGAAGCCGCTAAAACAGCAATAGAAATAGCGATTTTTTTTAGGATATCTGCTTTTATAGATGCGGTGAAAGCATTTATCGCTTCGCCAACTCCACTGAATATATTTTTTATAGATTCTACAAAGCTATTTTTTCCTTTAAGCTCGCCATTTATGGTGTCGAAAATTCCAGTTATAGATTTTATAAATTTTACTATTCCAACACCAATACCCGCCATAAGGCCGCCATTAAGAATATCAAGCAGCGAATCAAAACCTTCGCCATAAAACGCTTGCGTCAAGCCATTCCAAATATCGGATAAAGTATTTAATACGATGTCGCCTAATCTAATAAGTATTGGCTTTATTTTGTTAAAAACAGCGGCGATTACATTACCTATAATTCTGAATACGGACGCGATTATTTCGCATATTCTTTTTATCGGCTCCAATCTGGCTTTTATTTTTTCGGAAAAAGACATTAAACCTTCGGTTTTAGGAGGAACGATTTTTGTTTTCTTAAACTCTTTAATCGCATCGATTGCTCCAGAGAATCTATCTTGAACATTCGAAAGAACTTCGGCAACTTTCTCAATAGCGGTAGACAATTTGTCATATATCTCTACTGCTTTATCTCGAGCGGCTTCGAAAATTGGAATTATTGTCTGTATCGCTTCTATAATAACCGCTTTTATCTTTTCGAAAGCCTTTGTGAATGTGTCATTTTTAGCAATCGCCTTATCGAGCCCCGTTAACCATTTTCCAAATGCTCCGGTAAGCTCCACAATTCTTTTTCCAAACGTTCCGGCATACTTCGTCAAGGGGGCCAATTGTTTCGCTAGTGCGACGACAAACTGCTTGCCTATGTTAATGATTGAAAATAAGCCTCTAAATGTCAGGCGAAGAAAACTGGCGGTACGATTGCTAATAGTGAACTTGGATGTTAAATCCTTAATCTTTTCTGTAATTTCGGCCAATCTTTCAGCGGTAATAGCTGGAAAAATATCTCTGAACGCTTTTCTTATTGGCGTTAAAACAGATACAAGTCCATTGAATATGTTTTTAAACGAATCAAAAAGGGCGGTTCTACCTCCGAGTTCGCTCCATTCTTCGAGAAGTTTATTTCTGGCATCCGATTGCGCATCGATAAAACCGCCAACTACTTTACTAATTCCGGTCCATAAAGTTTTGGCTTCATTAAAATCGCCGATTAATATCTCGAACGTTTTTGCCCATCCCGATCCGGCCGCTTCTTTAAGGGTACCCATTAACTGGGTGAATGTTTTTACATCCTGCGCCGAATCAAAAGCTTTTTTCCCGAGTTCTTCAATTGACTTTATTTGCTCTTCGGTATAACCAACTGCCTTTAGCTTTTCTTCATACGCTTTCTTCTCTTCTTTCGACATATTGCGAACATCGGTAGAATAATTTCCTAATGTCTGTACCAAGACGTCCGTTGTCATCCATTGACTCGATAATGCGTCATTAAAATTCTTAGTCGCATTGAATAAGGAGGAAACTTTTCCATTATTGTCCGTCGTAACCGACTGGTAATCTTCTCCAACCTTAACAACGGTACCCATAGCGACCGCGGTGTCTAACAATTGCTGTTTGAACTCAACGGTTGCCATATTAGCATTTTCGATTGATTTCCAGTCGATAAGCTTTACATAACCAGCAGATAAAGCCTGCGCAAAATTATACATTGCGCGAGAGGCTTCGTTCGTGTTGGCGCCAGAAATAGCTGCCTCATTACTAATACCCTGTATTGCCTTTACGGCATCTTCTAATTTGACTCCGGAATTGGTGAATTTGCCAATATTCGATGTCATATCCGAGAAAGAATAGATGGTTTTATCGGCATAGGTGTTTAATTCATCGAGATATCCATTAACTGTATCTAATGATTCTCCAGTGCTGGCCATGATCGTTTGTATCGAACCCATTTTCAGTTCATATTCCGCAAAGCCCTGCATCACTGGCTCAATTGTTAAAGATTGAACAATTCTTTTCCCCGCATTAACTGCAGAATTTGTAATATTTGCGAGGGCAGTTATCGCCACCACTTCCAAAGATGTAAATTTAGTCTTAACGGTCTCAACCGCAGAAGATAATCCTTCAAATTTAAGCCCCTTAACCGCATTATCAATATTACTAAATCCTTTGGTAGCGCCGCTTAGATTTAAAGAACTTTTCAACTTGTCTAACGTATTCATGGAAGTCTGTACGTTGCGTTCAAATTGCTGATTATCAAACCGCATCTCCAGCACTCTTTCATCAACGGTCTTGCTCATGCTTTGAGCACCTCCTTCCATGCCTCGTTAGCGATCTCGTCAAAAATAGGACGAATTGCCGGTTTTATATAGTCTCTGCCAATGACGTATCCGCCATTATTTGTCCCGTGCCCGTATTGCAACAGAATTGCGATGTTTTCGCCATCAACAACATTCGAATTATTAAAATAGATTTTTATGTCAGAGCCATTTCGAACGATCTCATAGCTCCACGAACTAGATGTTTTACCACTCTCTATCGGCGTGGCAGACGATAAAGCCTCTACTCCTAACGAGCAATACTTGTCCAAAACACTCGCATAGTGTAGAGATTTTAGAGAGTCAAGATATTTTTCTATTTTCGAAAAATTTCCACTATGTTTAAATAAAATACTAGTCATTTTTAATCATTTTAGTAAAATCAAGCGAAATCCAGCCCTCTCCAGATTTAAGTTTACCCCAACCGGAATCGGAACCTGGGCCTTTTTCAATTTTGGTAATTTCAACCTCACAAATGCCGATGTGCCCGCCGGTATGCTCGTAGTTTTTACCGGGACCGGTTCTGATAACAAGAAGCGGATGTTCGACTTTGACTTTAATAGCCTCTTTTTTAGTCGTCTTTTTCTTTACTTCTTTTTTTCCTTCCTGTTCTTTCATGATTACTATCCTTTCGTGTTTAACGCTTTACGCCGAGCCGCGTTTATTGACGCGTTATTCCGCAAGATCTCTTTTCGGCTCATCTTTTTGCCTGGGTTATTTTTAATGTTGCAAACCTGTATTAAGGTCAAGAGTTTATTTAAATGCCATTTCTGGCACTCAAAAGGGATGTTCAGCGCAATCATCCAGTAATAAATGATTTCTGCTGTAATAACTTCACGACTTGGCTTACTTTTGTTGTCGTTAAACCATGTGGCGGTCATCGGATTTGATATGTAATCCTCTATCTGCTTTATCGTGTTGTTATTTATCAAAGAGTAAACAAACGGATCTACATTTTGCGTGATCGTCATACAACGTATGTAATCTATAGTCTCTTCGACCGTTTTGTCGGCTTTGTTTAAAAAAGGCTTATGCCATTTTGATTCCCACTTAGAAACAGATACGAGAGAATGCTCAAGCTGCAGAACGGTTTTCTTATGGCGTACAAATTCGCCTTTAGCTTCGTCCCAGAATTCAGCTTCTGGAAATTCCAATCTCAACATCTGTTATGCTCCAGTTACGGTTAGTTATTTGTGGGCAAAGAAACTACAGTATCTTTCTTCACTTCCATCGATTTCGGAATGATTCCGTTCACAAAAGCCGCGGCGGCATCTGCATCGGTGGCTAACTCCATAAAAATCTCGGAATAAGCCGCTGTAGACGCGAATTCTTCCCGAATCTGATCGTTCTTTACGAACTGCCGGCCGTCAAGGCTCTTAACGCCGTAAGCACCAAGAACAATCTTCTTGAAGTATTCCACGATCTGCTTCTGATCGTTTTCTTTTACGATCTTCTCGAGAAGCTGGCTTAAACCACCGTTCATAGAGAGCTCCATTTCCGTAAGCTCAGCTTTTGTTAAGTTGAAATAGAAATCTTCAGTTCTTGTCTGTCCATCAAAATCTTCGTATGTGATAGTCTTTTTAATCATTAGTGCTTTCTCCTTTCAAACTAAATGGAGCCGCCCAAACGTCGTTGTTCGAACGGCTCCGTAAAACTAAATCATTTTGAAATTACATCATTAGCCATTCTCAGTGAGAAGGGTGATGATCTGATCCGGGGTAAGAAGCGTAGAAGTAAGCTCCGTTACGGCCTCAGCACCCTGAGAAGCCTCAACCGCGTCTCTTCCGAACAGAGTATCCTCGAGTTCAGCAAGCTTTGCTTTCTCCTGCTCCGTTTTAAATTTCGTGGAGTCGATCACAAGATGAGCAACCGGCTTATAAGATTTTCCGTTGGAATCCTTCGCTTTGATAGCGATCGGAGTAGTCGTAAGTTCCCAAGAGAACTGAAGGGCTTCCGGGCTGTCGTTAATGGTCTGACGGGATTTCTCCGAAGGAGTGGCTTTCGCATCGTAAATGATGTGAATCTTGTAGCCAAGATCTTCGTCCTCGTCGTTGCCGATCTTGGTGCGATAAGCAAGAGCGAACGTCTTTCTCTTCTGCCCCTCGATGGAAACGCCGGTAGCGATCGTGGCGGATCCGTCGCACTCTGCAAATTCATCCGGATAAGTAAACGCTTCCACAGTTGCACCGAATTCTTCAGCAGACATAAGGTTAAGATACTTGATGTTATCAGCATAAATAGCGTTAGCTTCTCCGCCAGAAGGATTCTCAGATACACTTACCAGGCCGTTCCAAACAACACCTGTTGCATAGGTGCTTCCGTTTTTAACAAAGAGTACGCCGTGATCAACACCAGTTTCATAGAACCGTTCGCCAACGGCATCCCAAACTAATTTAGCCATTTGTTTTCCTCCTAAATATTAAAAGTATAAAATAAGAACATCGTGATTTAAATTATCAACTACAAAGTGCCTGTTAAACTGGCAATAAGGTAACTTCATAAGTTTGTCCGGTATCGTAGAATCGGGGTCCTTATCAATTACCATTACGGAGTATTGCTTCATGTTTCTGTAATTGGTGTTATCTGCGTATTCAACTAGTATATTGTTTCGCTCATAGACAATACATGGATATTGTAATTTAAAAGATTCTGGGGGCTGAAAATAAACATTTCTACTCCCCAGAATCCCTACTAATATCTCGTGAAGTTCAAGTCTGCTTTTAGCCATTGTATACACCTCCAAGCGTAAGAACTAATCGCGGCCTTTGAACCTCGACATTTGTAATTTTCCATTTTGAGCCAAGATACACAGCGTAACGCATCAGATGAAAGTTCTGATAGGCATACGCATCGGCGACGATGCTGATTTCGTTAGAAATGGCTATGTCGTCAATAACCTTATCACTGGAGCTAAGCCTTCTTGAATTCCGAAGCAAATTACCATAGTATTCACGTTCAACAATAGCCGGAACCCAAACCCCTGGAGTCGTTTCTTCAGTGATTTCATAGCCTATCTTTCCGAAATACCTGGCCATATCAAATCCTCCATTTTGAATTACCTCGAACTAAGATTTCAACGTCATAAAATCTGCTTCTCCGGTACCGACCACGTTACTTTCGTTACCGGTCATGTAGGGTCCTCGCCGTCGAGAAGGGTAAGGGCAGAGAACGGCTTAACAAGAGCACCAGAAATACGCGTCTCGATCAGGTACTTCTGCTGGTTGTAATCGATGTCGAAATCGTCGAACATGTTTACTTCGCCGCCCTTGTCGGCGCCAACGTTGTAATCAGCAAGGTTCACGATAACACCGATAAGCGGCAGAGTATCGATTGTGATACCTTCCATGGGTTCAACAGTAACGATCTCTTTCACACGCAGAGCAGTCGCAAGTTCCGCCTCAGTCTTGTAGATCTTATGACCGATCTGATCTTCAATGAGCAGCATTTCAGTCAGAACATCTTCGGTCGTATAGAACGTCGGGTTGCCAGATCCTTTATAGTTCTTACGTGCGCGGATAGCAGAATCGATAATAGCTTTCGCTTTCTCGCCTGCAGTTGCGCTCTGCTCGGTGGCGACATAAACCTTAGTGTTAAACAGCGGAACATCCGTAGCAACCGGGCGCACATGGGTGGGCTGAATCTTGTCGTCGGAATCGGCAGCGCGGCCATCTCCGATAAGAATCGCTCTGGCGATTTCCTCGTCGAGCATCACACGCATTTCAGCGCGGATCCATGCTACAACATCAAAATCGGTGATGTCGATGATGTCGTCACGATCGAGCTTCTGTTTCTTATAAATGGTCTGAGGATCGGTAGCTCTCTTAAGAGTCGTGAATACTTCGGTCTTCTTAAGTTTTCCCTTGATATAACCTTTCGCTCTGGCATCATCTTCGGTGATGTTTGCATATACACTCTTAATACGGCTAAAAGGCGTATGATGTACACCACGCATAACCTTCTGCACCCATCCCATTTCACGGGAGATCCACTCGGGTGTATTGTTAAGGGTTTTGTACTCCGGGAACAGCATAGACGGGTCATTGAAACCATAAGTCTGAGTTCCGGTAGCGGTATCCATATCGGTAGTGTCGATGGAATGAGCAAGTACACCATCTTCGATAGCGTTGTTAACGGCCTCTTTCAGAGATCCGATTCTTTTTGCATCGCTGAAAATTTTGGACATGTCAGCATGTGCAAGAACGTCGTTGGACTGCTCGCCTTCAAATACGTTGTGTTTCATAGTATCTTTTTCCTCCTCTTCTTCGTCGTCAGAATCTGATTTTTCTTCAAGCGCCTGACCGATAATCGCATATACTACGTTTTTCTGCTTCTCGGTTAATGTATTGAATACATCTTCTATTGTTTCGTCAGTGTTGTTTTCTTTTTTTTCTTCATCCTTATCCATTTTTTCTTCTACCTCCTTGTCAACAGAATGAGCCACATACATTTCAATCGGTTCTCCAGTATAAATGACCGCTTCTTCTTCGCCGCCGTCATTGTGATTGAAAGATTTGGTGTCGATATGAGCCCCTGGGTTCGCTCCTGCAACAACAAGACTTACTTCTCTAATCTTTCCGTGCAAAACATCTCCACCATTCTGATGAAGTTGGTTTGCATATATAGAAAGGGACGAAATATCTCCATGCTCAACAAGAAGCTTGGCGTTCTGCCCCTGTTCGGTGTCGTTAAACCAGCAATAGGTGTAAACGCCTTCCGGCCTGTTTTCGAGTAATGCATGTCCAAGCACATTAAACGGTTCGTCATGCTGATGATTCCATACAAGAGGGACGATTTCCCCATCGCAATCAGCAAAAGCGTCTTTGATAATGGTTCGGCCATCAGAACACTTAAGATTGTTTCGACTAGCCCACCCATGGAAATCACACTTTTCCTTCATTTTGATTTTCCTCCTTTTCCGCCAACATCGGATTTTTAGCAGACTCATCGGCGGATTTATTCAAGTTCTTATTACGCAGTTCGTCTGCTGAAGGATCATCGCTCGGTCTCATTCCAATAATCTGACGGATTTCGTTAGATGTCATGATTTCATTTCGTGTCATCTTATCTGCTATTTCAGCAATCTGAGACACCGGAACAAGTCTAAACGGATCCCTAAAGAACTCTATGGATTGTGACTGGGTTCTTGCTGTTTGGGTCAAGAACTTTCGTTTCATTTCGTCAGTAATGGCTGACAAAATCGGTTCGATAGTACGGCTGTGATAATTCAACATGCTTTTATCGTCTGCGGATCCATCCATAATTTCCTTGGTGAGACCTAACTGGCTGTATAGCATACTCGTTAAATACTCAATCTGAGACATTAAGTTGTTTTCAACAGGGCGATTCAACTGTGTGATGTGTTCCGTACCATCTGTATATGCAATGCCGTATTTAGATCCGACTAATTGCTCTTCTATTGCTCTTCTTCGTTCCTCGGCCTGCGCCTTCCTTGCTTCTGTTTTAATAATGTACGGAAGCTGAATAATGAGGTCGAGTTTTCCAGAACTATTGTGTTCGTCGATAACATCAAGTAGGCATAACTTTCGAATCAAACGTTGCATTGTTGAATTTGGTTCGTTAATTACCGCATATAAAGGGTTTTCGATAATAGCGACAGATCTTTTGGGAAGTGTGATTTCCTGTTTTCTTCCTGTTCGATCGTTGTAGACTAAAACTCTTACAGCTGTTGGATACCATTCAACTATTTTGCCTGTTCTCATGCTCAGTATGTCAAAAGATCCGAACATGCCGACATTTGGGCTGTCATCGGTGTCAACAGGAACAATAGCAACACATCCCTCGTCGAGCATGGATAATACTACATCCTGTATAAAAGATCTGGCTGTCTGATCAATATTTGATTCCAATGACAAACAGCGGTTAAGCTGTGAATCGATTATTTCGACAAACCGTTCGTTTTTATCAAGCCTTACATGACGAACATCGATAGACGATACATCTAATGCGATACGATTGAAAACAGCAGTTGCGATAGATCTTTCATTTCCTCTGGATAATCGAACTCTATCAGGCCGTAAGTATGAGCCAGAACCGTTCCAATTTACTAAAGTAGGATCCCTGTTAAAAAAAGCATTCCAGGCACTTTTAAGCCTGGACCCGATTGTTATCTCCATTTTCGATTCCCTTTTCTTATTCAACAATATACTTTAAGCGTATTAGCTATACCCCATTTTTTTTCGCTCTTCTTTAGACATTTTTCCAATAACATCTCGCGCTTCGGCTTGAGCGTACAACATTCGAGTGTTTTGCGCTCCATACATCCGTACTGACGCTAATTGATCGGTGTACGCTTTTACAGCTTTTTCGTATTCCGGAGAGCCCTTATACATTTTATCGTGTATTTCTTCTACTTTGACTTTTTTGTAGTCATTAATAACCTTGGTGTATCTATCGTACCCCTTCTTTACAGCTTTTGTTCCTAAATCGAAATCTTTTACTCTCAAATCCCTACGAGTTTCCAATTCTTTAATACGAGAATTTAAAGCTTTAACACTTTCGGAAACATCTTTTTTAGATAAGATTTCCTTTCCATTCTTGTTTTTTAAGCCATCACTAATCGGTTTAAAAGAATCCCTATCTTTTTTCAGTTTTTCAATTTGTTTGTCATAATGGGCACTAATTTTGTCTCGGTTTTTTTGCCTAATTGCCAAAGTTTTCTCTGTCCGCCGATTGCTTTTTGCAATTTCTTTGTTAAATCTCTGTTCGACTCGAGCGGCTTTACCAATTTCTTTGCCGCCTTTTACTCTTTCACCAGAACGATAAGGTTGATATCTTCGAACTCCCCATTTCATGCCTAAAACACCGTGATGATAAAGTTCTTCTCTCCATTTTTCCATAATAAATCCTCTCGCATTGCTTCGCTGATGGTGTTATCATATTAATGAGGTGATACATATGAAAAAACTATTATGCGAAGACGATGTAAAAAACAAACTCAAAATTAACGATTTTCGCAGCATCAAAAAAAAGCAATTGATTGATTTCGTCTCGTCCATTCCCGATATGGATAAAGATGTTGCAATTGCTTGTATAGAGCAATTTCCGAATTTCAAAGAATACTCTTCTAGTATTGTCGAAGGATATTATGAACTATGCAAAATATCGATGGAAAATGATAGCATTGATTCATTAAACGCTTATCGCGAAATACTTGACAGCCTAAAAGATCAATTAAATCGTGAGAACATATCCGAAGAAGAACGGCGATTTATTATTGAAAAGTTAGTTGAAATTGGAAATTGTATAGAAAACGTAGACGATAAAAAACGCGATCACAAAGAACTCCTCGTTAAACTGGCCGCGTCTTTAGGCGGTTTCGCCATCACTATCGGTGGTTCTTTGCTCGGGGCAAAGCTCTTATCTAAAAAAGATTAAATCACCACTGGTTTTTAGCATTTGGGATATACTTCGATAAACTTGGGTATTTATGTGCCACTGCAGTGGCCACAGCAAAGACTGTTGCCGCCGTCCCAATCTGAATTGCTGATTTTTTTCCTATGGATTTTAGGATATCTGTAGTATAACGTTTACCTTCGTCCATCGTTTGATATTCGAGATCCTTCAAATCCTTCTCGAGTTTCAAACGTTCGACGCGTTTTTTTAGCTGCGAATCTGTCATTTTTCTACGACTTTTTTGTGTAGATAATCTTTTATCATCCAAAGACCTTCGATGTTGTTTTGGCTTTTTTCCAGAACCCCATGGATAGCGCCCAGAACGTTTAGGTATCCCATAATGATAAATAAAAGTATCGTTAACTTCCATTATTCAAAAGCCTCCTTGTTCAATTTATATGCGATATACGCATCCATCATAGCGGCAACCGCGTCAATCTTTTGATCAGATCGCCTTTTGTACAGTTTTCTATTGCCGTTAGTATCTTCAAGTGTTATACAGTTTCCCATGGCAAACACCATAAGTTCTTCGTCAAATATCAGCAGTCTTTCTTCTGAAAGCTTCTTTAATTCTCCAAGGGGAACAGATTCTGTCTTTGCGCCCTGGATTACTTTTTCGATTCCGAACGGCCCATTTTCATTAGCCCATCTGGTAACGAATTCTTTTGCGTTATAAGGGTCGTAGCCAAAGCAACGAACATCGTAACCAGACTCCGTAACATAGTTGTCCAAATCCGTGTAAACATCGTCCAGATCGAGAACAGTTCCTTCAAGAATTATCAAACTGCCTTCATCTATGAACTCGTTGTATTTTATACGCATAGCAGACGGAAGCTTTGCTAAGGTATGAGAAGTGATGTAGTTTCTGGTTTTCACGCCAAAAGCACCGCGAGGCAACGGAAACAAAAAGGTGAACGAACAAAAGTCGTCACCTTGCGATAAATCCGCACCAAGAGAACACGGCATTTGCCAATAATCTCGTTTTCGATGAGGCAACGTCTCCTCATAAGAGAAGTAATACGTATAGCCTTCCATCGGTATTCCAAAACGTTTGGCCAATATATCGTTTCTTGCTGCGGGGGCTTTTTCCGCTCGCTCGACATCTAACTGATAAGTCTCGTAGCTAACCGTTTTGCCAATATTCGGATTCGCTTTCGGCCAAAGTTCAGGACTTCCAACTTCATCTATTGAATCGAGGCAATACCACCAAATAGACACGTGAGGATTGACGTAATCGCCTTTTAGTATGTCGGTTAATTCCATTTTGATCGTATCGCCGCTGCCGTTTCTGATAGTTCCCTCCGAACTCGTTGCGATGATGAGATAATCATCAACTTTCGAAGCGCCCTGTTCTATAGCGCCGACAACATCTTCTCTAATATCGCCGGAAAGCCATTCGTCAATAGTCGCTATTTTGGGTCTTAACCCTTGCAGCTTCGCGATGCTCATCGGTCTAATTTCGATAAGCGACCCGGTTAGGAAATTCTCGATTCCTTTCTTTGTGGATGCGAGTTTCGTGCGGTTTGCTTTCGAACCCGTTGTATTTTGGAGCGATCCTTCTGTAAGGAATTGGAATAGAGGACCTCTTGCCCTGGTAATGGCTGTCCGAATTGGTGACATCACTTCTTCTGCTTGCTTCATGGTAGGCGCGGTTGTGATTTGATGAGTTGTAGAAGTATCTACATTTTGAAAATAGGACTGTATGCTTGAATTGTACATCGATTTAGCCGCGCCTCGTGCTACTATGAGGTACTGCTTATTGACAAGGCGCTTTTTTATCCGTTTAACAACATATCGCCCTCTGCCGGATTCTCCGGGCACGTATACGCTTCTTTCAACGAAGTAATACCAACCGAAAATTTCTTCTCCCCACAACTTAAACGTGTCCAAGAGCCTTAGATCCGATCCGTCGGTGAGAGTCAATTCGTTTTCGCAGTAGAGGATCCAACCTTCAACCGCTTGATCATCGTACCAAATATTTGGGTTCCTGATCAAGTCGTCGATTCTGTTCATCTCCATAGAGACGTACCGATTAACCGGTATTTCACCTCTAAGTACGGCCTCTCGAAACAGGCCGTAATATTTTGGTACAGCCGTGTTTGAGAGTGACATTCGTATTGCTCCTTAATGATCGTATGTATACTCCATTAACATTTTGTCTAAATCAGATAACGTATGTGGCTTGTCCGTAACACATTAAGTAGCGGGCATCCATAATTCCTTTTTCCATCCTTTCTCAACGCACAGTCGCCATTCGAACTCCTTTATCTGATTATTAATCGCCTCGGTAGCACCGCTGCTAGTCGGCGGGTCAAATAACAACCGGACCTTCAAATACGTATAACTTTTAACTAGATTTACTGTTGATATATCTTCGGAAAAGTCTGACCATGTCTCTTTGGCACCCGATATAAAAAACGGCTTATCCTGTGGTCCAACGCCAAGCTGAAATATGACCGTGAATACGGAATTGATGTGTATGATAATTTCCGTGTCAAATGGCGTATAGTCGGAAGAAATCCCGAGCATAACTTTGACTGAGTTAAGAATACTATCCATAATTACCCTTTCAATGCCGCCACGGGCATGTATCATTTTGTTTTCTTTCCACTAGATTGATTGATTCTAGTATCCTTTCATCGCCATAGTGAATCGCGTTGTGCGTTTCCATTTTGGCGCATATCAAATATTCAGGATTAAGCAAATAATCAGATGCGTCATATATATCGGAAACCGAAATCGGATTCATGTGATGAATAAGTATTTTGCCGTGTATTCCAAAGCCGGCAAGGCCGAGATCACATCCGTTATCTCTTGCAATGACGAAATCCCTTATCTGTTTCCATTCTTTTGATCTATAGAAACTTTGATTTAGGAATCTTTCAAACCCGAAAGTATCTTCACCGATTTTCCCTTTCAGTTGCAAATAACGGAATCGTTCCTCAAATGATTTTAATCTCGATATTTCACTATAAGTCCGAATCATCGTCCACTCCATTTCCGCTGTACGCCCTCATTGCATTGAGCGCATTGGTATACAACTCTTCAACACGCTGAGCGGATTTTATTGCTTCGGTTTTAGCCCGTAAAAGTTCATTCTCCTTTTCAAGCTTATCTCTTTCTAGGCGCTCTTTCGCTGTTCCAAGCTTCAGATAATGAGTTATCACTTGTGCAGAGGCTGTTCCTTCCAGTAACTGTTTCTCTGCCAGATCAACCGCCAAGGAAATAAGCTGATTCTCCCTTGCATCTGGGGAAATAGCGGGACGGATTTTTCGAACGGGCTCTGAAGTCAAACTTGTCTTCTTCTTTGCCACGCTATTTGCCTCCTTTGTTAGCTGTTTGTTACGTGATTTTGGTGCGATTTACAACACTTAAAAGGACTTACCAAGAGGAAACATGCGGGTTTGAAAGGAGAAGGCCGAAAAAACCCAACGGGTTTAAACTTCTGAGGGATTTATTGGAGGCACCCACATGGATTTACATGAACAACGAATCTTTACCGATCAAAAGGAAGTAAACTGTAGCCTAAACCCTTTAATTTCCTGCATTGATAAGCCCTTTTAAGTGTTGTAAAACTTGAAAACATTTTGACAATGATCCCCCCGGGGGATTTTGAAAGACCGCCGCGATGTGGGGTGGGGGGCGTTGGCTCCGTAGCCCCCCTCCATGTCTCGCGGACAACCGTACGTGTGGTATATGGTAATAACGCGTAATAAATTACATGATTTCAAATAAACGCACACTAGCCTTTCGATCTGTACACTTTTTTATAGATATTCATGAAGTCATATTGTATGATCTGGTCAATAGCGAGGGAAATTAATTCATTCGCATCCCCCTCACTTAAATCATCAGAAATATTTGCGACTCTTGCTAAGTAAGCGCAAGAATTGTAGCCTTTTTCAACATCGTACAAGAACCAAGGAACGAATTGATCAAATGGATCGTACGGATTGTCGATTGTTGTCAAGCGACATTCTTGAGCAGCCATAAAATCAATCACTTCCTTTCAAATATTTATTAACTGTTGACACAGAAACACCAAGTCGATCAGCAATTTGCGCATTTGAATACGAAACCTTAGACGATGCCATTGATTTGATCTGCGCTATCTTCCAATCAGGGAGAGCTCCGTTAGAAGTTCGAGGAGTGGCACGCTGTTTAAGCGAATCCATGTCAGCATATTTGAAAATAGACTGCAATTTCGTGTCGGGGACAGCACCGGCCTGTATGGCTTCCCATTCTTTATCGTCTATGGTTATGGGATACCGTTTAGCACCGACTTTGAGCCTGTTAGATGTTAGTAACTGCTGGCTAAGCTTCTTCTTCAACTCTTTATCTTCTTTTGAAAGCTTTGTGTACCTGCCGAAACGTTTTTCGATTTCAGAATTCGTTCTTATTTGAGCAAGCCTTTCTCGAGGTGCGTTCTTTTCGGCCAGGTTTAACTTAGAATTAAGAGAGGCCACTTCCTTTTTATAAGTTTCCTTTGCCGATTGAGATACTTTTCTCGGCTTTATGCTCATGGCTTCTTTTCTTGACTGGTTGGCCAATGCTTTCATGGAATTAGCGTAATTGGCATATGCTTCTTCTATAGGATGGCCAGAAGAAAGAGTACGAGCGTCTTTGGTTTCCGCCATTTGAGTGCTTGGCTGTGTTTTAGTAATAACTTTTCCTTTAGGATCGACATAGGTCAAATCTTTGGCGGTCTTATAGGAGAGGGACCCGTCCTCATTCACAATCGGCATTCCTCTTCTCTTAGGTACTGACACTTCATTTTTGGCACGGGATATTAGTGTCGAAGCCCCCTCCCGGTACTTTCCGTTTTCTACCCTCCCCTGGTACTTTCTTTTCAGTTGGGCTATCCCGTTATCCTCATAGCTCCTCTTGTAGTCCAGGTTATGTTTCTCTGCATCAATAACCACCATGCTGTGCTTTACAGCCCTCTCCAGTTCTTTGTCGGTGGCCCCCTTAATTGTCATGTCGGTGATAAGGTTAGATATAATTCCCATCTCCGTCTGGGTGTTCTTCATCCTTTTATAGGGCTTCGTTGTTGAGCCAGGGCCGTACTCCATCTTAGGGTCGAAATCTTTCAACCCCTCCAGAGGCTCCCTATTCTTAATCTTAATGTTTTTGCTAATAGGTATAACCATAACGGTGTCTCCGTCGAAGTCAGCCCCCGATAAGATTGAAGCAATTTTACTATTTATGCCAACAGCATCGATGGGATGTGATCCTATAACATCATTCCCCTCTTTAATCTTGTTGTTAACTTTCAAAATAGGGATCTCAAAAGTACCGCCATGAGGATATCGAATCAAAGCAACCCTTTCCCCATCAATATAATTTGGAGCATATACCTCTTTGTCACTAATAGTGGTGAGAGGTAATATAACTTGGTACTTCTGGCGAGGCAGGGCTGCCGATTGAAGGTGTACCGCCGCCGAGTCACATTCTTCTGCGAATTTCTCAAGCAATACCCTTTTAACCGAAGGGTTTGTTAAGGATATAATCTCATCATGCTCAGCAATCTTGTTCACTTTCGTTAAATTGAGCTGCCTGTTAACTAACTCCAAGGGCTGCTTTGACAGGAACTGCGATGGGAGTCTATCACTCCAGTCATTCCAGTCACCCTCTTCGCTCCTTTTGTTAATAAGCGATAATTTCTCCGTCCCATCCTTGGAAATATAATAAGACTGCCCGCCTTTTTCCTTAATGAGTGACCCGAATGGATTTGCCGGATCGTTCTTTATTGTTTTAAGTACGGTGTTATCCTTTTCTCCGAGAGCCGGAGTTCCTGATTTCTTATTGGTGTTAAATATAACATCTACACCTTCAGGCATGTCCTTTCCATCGGAGTAAACAGCCATTCCCTTAATATAATGAGTCCCATCTACCAAAATACGAACCTGAGCATAATGTGAGTCGCCAAGGGATAGATCGTCAACACCTCTTCGAATTTCCACAACCCCGTCTTTGTCAGAACCGCCTTCATCTCCATATCTGATCTTCAATCGTTTAGAATCCATGCTTGCCGGATACTGAAAAGAGGATATAATTTTGTCTCCGTCATCCGTGAGGATTTCCTTATCGTAATCCATGACGGAATTGATTTTCAAATCCTTATTATAAATATCTCTATACTCGGTGCCCGGAGGGCATAACAGTTTTACATTCGTCTGTTGCTTCGAGTTAGTAGCTTGCTGGATCCCTCTTCCGTAGACCGGGTAACCTTCGTCTTGCAAGATCTCCAAGGCTTGTCCTAACTTTTCTTTAGATACACCAAGTTCTCGTTCTACACCGGCTCCGACATCAAGAACACCTTTTTCATCGACAATCTTACGAATATAATTCGCCGTAACCATAGCCTGATCGGCGCGTTTGGCTCGGTCTTCATCCAACAGATTTCTTACAGACGAGTCATTCTTGTAACCCATCTTATCTGCTATCTCATTAAGGCTCATGCCCTGCTGTCTGTATTTTCTTGCCTTGTCGACCAGTTGCTGGTGTATCTCAGCTTTGGCGAGGCTTTTCCTGGCTCTAAGCCGAGTGGTACTTATTTCAAAATCATCCGCAATCTGCTTTTCTGTATAGCCCTTCCCTTCAAGCTCTTTAATCCTTGCAAGGAAGGCCGTCGAATGCTGGTACGGATTCTCTCCACTCCCCCAAGGGTGACGACCGGATCCTCTTCCAGGCGGATCTTCGTCATGTGCTACTCCGCTATGAATTAGAACATCCAAGATTTCTTCGGCAACCTTATTCATGATCTACTCTCCCGCTCTTTTACTTTTTCGATTACTTTGTCAAATATAATTATCCTGTCCATGATCGGGGCTATGTCTTCTACCGTCGGAGAAAAGAATATAATGTCATCGTGCTGATATATCCGTAACTCCATCTCGATCTCCGAAGGTTTGATGCCATATTCCAAACAAAAAAGAGCAGCGTATATTTCAAGCTGCTCCATATGAGTAGGCGTCTGCCCCGTTTTCAAATCATGGATTCTGAGTAGGTTGTCTCGAAAGCAAATAGAGTCGGCGGTGCCAAAACAGTTCTCGGAGTAATATAATATTTGCTCTGGTTCCATGCGGTAGCCGATGGCGTCATTGACATATGAGTTGAGTGTTTTCTTTGATCTGGGAAGTTTCTGTTTAAGCCTTATGCACTGGGCTGCAAACTCATGAAGAACCGTTCCTCTTTGAGTTGCCAAAAAAGACGAATATAATTGTTCCACCTTTTCTTCGTCGTAGTTTATCCAGTGATACTTACTTGCTCCTAGGAAGGCGTGCTGCCCTTCTAGGTTGAAATGCTTGTTGAAGATCATGCAATACTTCCTCCTTGTTTTCGGGGCAAATGAATCTGGCAAACGACATCCCATCTAATTTGGAAATATAATATTCCTGATTAGAGCGTCTGCTTGCAGATTCGTTTCTCTTGCACTCCAAGCAAGCCCATTTGTTTTTGTAAAGGATTAATAAATCGGGTATGCCCTGTATATATCGAGAATCCTGTTTGGTGATTACGCATCCGTCAAACATGGCTTCCAATTCAGCAATAAGATCCCGCTGAAAATCTCTCTCTTTTTTACTAGACATGAATATAATCCTCGCACATCAGCAAACGTAAAAGAGAAAGTGATAAAATGGCGCTTTTATCCCTCTCTCTTCATAAAAGGGCTTGTTTTTTTTGCGAACAATAAAAAAGGCCCTGCAAAAAGCAAGACCTTCGAAATCTTAAAGAATATAATTAATAAATGTCGTCGTAACTATCGTCGAATTCGACCTCGTATCCAGCGGCCCATCTGTAATATGTCTCGTCGGAAACCGATTGGCCGCACTTGCTGCAAACGAAGCAAACTCCATCCGTATACTTCATTCCGTTCGGTTCTCCGCATATCAAGCAAACACCAGACACGATGTTGCCTCTAAGCTCGTCAATCTCATCTTCCGCATCTGGATACATATCCGGGTCTGATGGATCGAAACCCAGTTCGTCATCATAAGGTAACGAAAAATCCTCCCGTTCTTTTCGACCGTGCCATTTCATAGTAGTCCATCTCCTTTCTAAAACGCAGAAGTTTTATACTTCGCATTTTAGCAGAGATTTCGGTTGCAAACCACCCTTTCGGAAATATAATTTGCGCGACTATGTGAAATGGCCTCGAAACGTCGTTTTTTACCCTTGTGGCCAAATGCCCACTTTTTTTCGCTATTTATATATATTTTTGAATTTTTTTATCGCAATTAACTAAGAAAAAAAGTGGGAAAGTGGGCTTTTGCCTCAAAAAGCCTTATTTTATAGGCTTTTTTGTGGCCACTTTTACTTTTCAAAAGTGGGCAAATGGCCAGAAAAAGTGGGCAAAAATCGATTTTTTCCGAAAATTTGTTTATAAAAATTTTATAATTTCTGCAAAAGCCCAAATAAAAGTGGGCAATGGCCACTTTTAAAAACCAAAAGTGGGCAGAAAAAATCACCAATTTTCGGGTCGCTAAATGCCTAAAAATTCAATTTTTGAGACCGCATAACCTCCATTTTGACGCTCTATAGCACTCACGATCCGGTCACTGATTTCCCCAATAATTTGGCTGGTGACCATGAATTCTCCGATCTCAATTCCGAGCATGTTAAAAGCTTTATAAATGTTCGTTACTCTCATAGCTTCTCCTTTCAACTGCAAGAATAGAACTTAGTCTCATTGAATTTTTTCTTATTCTTCAACGCTCTGCTAATAGCTAAATCGATACCGGAATGGCTTTTCAAATGGTAATAGTACAAGTCTTTGAACGGAGTGTTCAGACGGTCAATTCTTCCGCTGGCCTGAACCATTGTCTTATAAGAGTAGTTCTGACTGAAGAATATAATAGTATCAGTCTTAACGCAGTTCCAGCCTTCCGCTCCTGCCGTGTACTGCACAAGGTACAGCCACTTGTTTCCTTCTGGAATATCCTGGTGCTTGTGCCCATTCCATTCCGCGTACGTAAAACCGCATCCATCCGCAAGGGTTTTCAGAATGTCCAATTCGTAATCAAAGTTGTAGAACACAATTGCTTTCGGGTGTTTCTCGATGATCTCAAGCAAAGCCACTTGTCGAGCATCTGAACCATTGACAATATGCCTCAAACAGTAACAAAACCCAGAAGCATTTTGAATCGGCTCGTCAAGCCATGGATCCCAACGATCTTTACAGATTTTTTTGTAAGCAAGCTTGTCGTAATCTGTAAATACATCTTCGTGGTGCGAAACTGTGTCGCGACGAAAATCCATATCAACGAGGATCTTATTCCGAAGATTGATTAATCGACCGGTGCTCACGTATCGATCGACCTGGTAATAGTTCCTCATCGGTTTCCAGATAACGTGCTGCCTGCAGAAATCAGTTTTGTTTTTGTAAAAGCCGTTAGCTACGAAAACCGGAATATAATCCATCCACGTGTCGCCAGGCGTTGCGGAAAGTAATATCCAATTATTTGACCGGGCAATTTTTAGGAATGCTTTTGTCCAAGCGCCATAGCCAACGACTCTTTGCTCGTCAAAGATGAAGAATGCATCCGTAACATCCGCGTATTTCTTGATGTTGTTCCAGGAATCGACGACTACAGAATGGGAATATAATTTGCACTCAGGATCAGTCGTGATTCGAAAAGGAAGCATTTCCGTTTCCCATTCATGCGTGTCGCGCTTTCTCGCCGTTGTGATGATGTACAAATCCTGAGGGTTTCGCATCATGGTCGCGTTGCCCGATTCTTTCGCATCCAGATCGCCTTTGTTTTCTTTGTAATAGTACGCAAGAGCTGTTCTGGACTTTCCGCTGCCAACACCGCCGCAAAGGATGCACCCGTTTTTCATATTCTCTATAGCGTCACGTTGGTATGATCTTAATTGTATTCCCATGTCTCTCTATTGAAAAATCTATCAGTATTATCGATTTTGTCGTTTTTGTAAGTCGTCAACGGCATTACAATAGGGCAATCTTTCTCCAGCTCACATAGAAACGCTACATTACATGCCAAATGCCATAAGTGAGGAAGACCAGATTCCGCATCAACGCCTTGAGGATCATCTAAGTACGCGAGCAAATGACGAAATGCGGCGTCACGGTATCTCTCAACTTCCACATTTTTCCAATTGTTTGGGTCACCGTACTTTTTATTGCCGTATTCCCTGACACGAGCTATGTCTCGAATAATTTGCCGTGGTACTAAGCTAAGCTGCGGCTTTCCGGCGTCTGCTTTCGCTGTCTGATCGCCTCTCTCCGCCCATGATTCTGTAAATGTTTTAATCTGCGATTCGGTCATCGGATTTTTCTCCATTCTTGTAAACATAAAAAGGATTTGTAAAACCGTGCGACTGCAAGTATGAAATTGTTTTCTCTTCTGGAATCGGTTCCAATCGAAACATGAAAATCGTTAAGTCGCGCCATATTCCTTCGTTGTAAGCAGTCATTGTGAATTTGATATGGTGCTTAGCTAATAAGTGCGACCAACTAATCGCATCTTCGTCTTCGCGAGTCCAGAAGGACAAAGCTATTGCTGTTTTTTCTTCATCCATTTGTTCCCTCCATAATCCGATTATACAGTTCATCTACATCGTCTCCGTTCCAATCAATCGTTCGAACATATTCTCGTAAAAGTCTTGGTGCTCCTTTTACGGCGGTTTCGGAAACAAAGAAAACGCTAATGGGTTTTCCCGAATCATTTTGAAACGCCAAAGATTTATGTCTGGCGTTAAACTTGTTCAGAGCAAGCTTGTTGCTGATGATGTAGTTAACAAGAGCTTTGAACCAATAACCGCTCCAACGTTCGTACTTACAAACAACATAAATCACATCATTCGCCTTCACTTGTTTTCGAATCCTCCTTATTGTCAAACATCGCGTCAGCCGCTTTTTTGGCAACATAACTTTTGTTTACTTCAATTACTGGTATTTCGCCGAAGTTATCACCAATCGGAAAACGTATCGCGATATCGAAGTCGGTCATAAGCTTTCCGTCTCCAACCAGTTCTTCAGCACGATCGAACAAGTCACAAGCGGCTGCTTTTACAATATTGACAAGTTTTTCTCTGAAATCACTCATTTACTGCCTCCCATTTTTCCGGTTTTCTTGAATCGTGTCTTGCGGGTATCGAAATGCATTCGTCGCAAGGCTCTTCGGTTGATAACTTATTCCGATGCCTGCAGGTTTTACACCATTCATAAAAGTCTACGATCTTGAGGTCCCCTTCCATTTTGAATCCTCCCTAAATGCACATGAATATGTAACAAGCAAGATAAATAGCGGCTATCGGTCCTGTGAATATCAGGATCACGGCGATCCTTACGGCCGTTTCGGAGATTTCTTTTTTACCATGCCTGAAACCACCGACCATGATCGTCATATACAAGATGTATAAAGACGTGATAATCACGCATACTTTTGCCAATGCTTCTAAAGAAATGTAAAGGTTCATGCTTCTCCTTTCATTAAAGGGCTGTTTCCTCTTTTAGCCGGGTGTTTCATTTTGAACGTGTATTACATAATCGCTAACCATTGGACATTTAACCGATCATCTATATCAAGTCGGCACCCTTTTTACTTTATTTAAACGGAACTTCCGAAGGATATTCCTCCTGAGCGTATTTCTCGGCCCATTCGTCCTCTTCCACTGTCACATACATGGTTTTTAAATAAGCCTTAACGCCTGTCTTTCCGTTCACTTCCCAAACGCTAGGATTAATGGACAAATCGACGTTTCTGATCTCAGCATAGTCAAGGCATTCGACGCTTTCCTCATTAAGAGGTTCCTGCTTCTTTCTCGTGACCATGATGATTTTGGGCGGAACAACTTTGTAACTCACTGCGACCTGAATGTAATGTCTCGCTTCGTCTCCTTCATCGCGAGGAGCAAGGATTTTGACATTCCAGCCATCGTCAGACAGTTTCTGCGCCATCTCCGGATCATCGATGAAAACACAGAAATTTCTGTCACCTGCTCTGTTGTACCGGCTTTCCCTGCCGGCAAAATTTCGGAATATAATTCTTGCGTCTTCGATATTTAAAACAGGTAATCTACTCATCTTTCTTCTCCTTTACTTAAATGGAATTTCTTCTCCGGCGTCTTCCGGAATGTTCATGAAATCATCTTCAATGAAATACGGCTCATCCGAAACAAACCTTTCGAAGTCGCCGTATTTGTTAATGGTGTCGATTGCGTCATCTACAAGAGAGACATAATACGATTCGTCAATGTCGTCTTCTTTTCCTAGAGTTCTAACCATTTCTGATTCCATCCAGCGGTAACCTTTTGTCCCGGTTGCTGCGTAATACTTATTGTCAGACATCCGGTACAGCACTCCACCGCCAGCTCCTTCTTTGATCGGACAGAACTGACCAACTCTTCCTATGAAGACGTAATTGTGGCCTTTCTCAATCTCTTCACAAAGCTTCGGGCCTTCTCTTTCGAATGTTGTATCCGATAGTTCGCCCTTTTTGTATTTTGATTCGAGTTTTGCCAATTCTTTTTCTTCTTCCGAAACGTCCGGATAACCTTCATTCATGTCGAGATAAAGCGCACCTTTAGAAACAGATTTCGTTTCGCATTTGTCCTCGAACAGGATTTCCTCATGGCTGAACAGTTTCTTGAACACATAAGGAACCTGGAACTGAGTTCCGGTCGCAGTCCATTCTCCAGAATCGTATTTCGCAACATAAACCGCGTCGTTAACCAAACACATTCGTTCGTATGTAGCTTCGTGCTCGAAGTTGTACCCGTACAACTTTCCATAGTTCATGACAAACTGTATGATCTCTGGTGTAGCATTTGGTATTTTGATTGAATCGGTTTTGATGTGAGCTACTGTGAAACCGCGATTTTGAACCTCGTGCTTAAGATTGACCATAAACAATGCGCCTCGTTTTGCGACGATGTTGTCTATGTTTCTGTTGTCACGAAAAGCATTATCGAAGTTCGCAGCCGTCAAGCCATACACAGAATTGATAGCGATCTTCAGAGCCTGTGCAAGATCTTTGGCTGCTTTTTCATCTGTTAAGTATTTTGAAAGTTTCCCACCGAGCATTTTTTTGGCTTTTGAAAAGTCGCCATGCTTGATTACGATTCGTGCCTGCAAGATGTCGTTGAATCGTGATGTGTACTCAGAACCAAACAAATTCTCAGCGACGATAGAACTCGGATGCATCGAAGCAATATCCAGAAGCGCTACATCCGTATAAATTCCTGGCTCCGCATATACGTATCCACCTTCTCCAACTTCTTCATCTCTGTATACCGATCGGCCATGATCATAAGAATACCCTGGAAAAATCGGCTTTCCATTTTGAAATGCCGTATAACGTTCGTCTACTTCGAGATCGAGCTTATCGTAGGCAAGGCTTTCAGGAAGTCCCATGTCACGATAGTTAAATTGATCTTGAGGCTTCTTGTTTTCTCCGAAGATAATCTTAGTGGTTAGCGAGTTTGTCGTATCGTTAACACTTCCATTCGCAACATCTGCAAGAATTTGACGAGCTGTCCAATCTGCTTTTCTTGCATTAAACACTGCTTCGGTTGCTATAACGTCATTGTCACAATACTCAGCGACTTTCGGCCACAGCTCTTCGTCGACCGGCTGATCCCATGGAAGACCAAGCTCCTGATGGTGGATGCCCAGTTCGATCTCCCACTTTTTAAGAGATTGTTTTTTCGAACAGAAGTCGTATACATCCGTGTAACTTACGTTATACGCAGCTCCAAAGAACGCGTTTTTGCTGCCAGACACAATCTTTTGGCTGAGATTGTATAACTGTTCGTTCGTATAACCCATTAACCGCGCGTAAAGGATGTGGTTATCATACCTACGGCAGTTAAACCCGATAAGACGGAATTTCATAAGATCTTCAATCTCGTTCGGAGTTGGGTTTATCATGCGAATGACAGTCGCGCCTTCTCCTGCGATTTTCCAGTTAACAAGGAACAGATTCGGGAACACTTCCACATCATAAAAAACAAGAGGTTGTTTGTCGTTCGAAACAGCCTCTTCTACGTCTTTTGACTGGAATTTCATTTTGTTTACTAACTTGATGCAGTAATCCGCTTGATGTGTGCTGTTTATAGCAAACGCCAAAACCGATTGTCTCATGTCACTTACATCATAGTGCAAACCACTTTCATAAGCGTCCTCCAATATCTTATGAATAAAGTCGATACTCGGTTTCGTTCCAGGATGGATCTCTTTGTTCAAATTTCTCTTGATAAGAGATCTCAAACCTTTCTCGCTTTTGACCGTTTCGAAATTTACCATCTTCTCTCCTTTCAAAGGTAAACCCGAGCTAATCGTTGCGATCGGAATGTCGTTGCATTTTGAAAGTTTTCTTCGTAATGAACTATTACCAGTGAATACTTTGATCTCGATATGGTCGTCATAAATTCTGCTCAGTTTGTTGGGATCACCTGAGTAGATGTAATGCAAATGGATCCCTTTTCCGCTTTTGCTTAATTCAGCATAAGTCGGCGGCCACTTGCTGGCCTCTTCGAGATTCTTCTCAAAGGATTTTTCGCCATTTTCATCCGGAATATCGAAATCAATAACAATGTGGTTCTCTGGGATTTTGACGTAGTGAAGCCTTGTGGTGTCGAGAGACTTCAAAGTTGTTTTGACATTCTCCCACTTCTTCGAAGGTGTTTCTTTAGTTGACGCATATTGAGCCGGGCAATCAGCGCAAACCTTATCAAACAGACAATCAACCGATTCGAAAGTTAATTTCTTCTTGGGTGATTTTGACGGTTTCTTTTCCGTTTTCTCGAATTTTTCAGTTCTGAATCCGCTATAGTAACTCCTTACTCTAGTTCCGTCGTCAAGACTGAAACGTTCTTTGAAATCTTTAAAGTAGTTTTTTAATTCTTCTTTGAACACTCTCTGAGAAAATGGATAAGGAACCTTAGCCTGCTCGCAGTATGTTTTGTACATTTCCCATGCCTGAGTTAAGCTGATACCGTCTTCCTTTTTGAAAACGAAGTAAGAGTCGACGACATAGTTGTAGAAATCGTTCGAAGCGCCAAGCATTGTTTTTGGCACGTAATCATCATATGCTCCTGGATCCGAACGATAAACCTCTTCGCAATGACTCGCAATAGCGCCAAGCTCAAACCCTATTTGCTTCACCGTTTCGCGATACTCTTTAACACTCAATTTTTCACCGGTTGGAGACACATCGATCAATCGTCTTAAAAGACCAGATTTAGCATCTGTTATTTTGACCGGTTTATTGGTGCCCATAAAAAGAAAGCTTTTAAACCGGTTTGAATAAGTCGTTTTGAACTTCTCATTAACGGTCATAAGCTCGTGCGAAACAAGGCTGTTTAAGCGCGTATTATCCTCTATATGGGACAAATCTCCGTCATGCTGGATTGCAACCAGAGGATTGGATTTAAACGCCTCTAAAGCGAAAGGATTGCTGCTAGAGCCCAAACTACGAGCGTCAAACACAGAATAATATCCTTCGAACAACTGTTGAATAATGTTTAATACTGTCGATTTACCAGTACCTGCCGCACCATATAAAACTATAAACTTCTGAATCTTTTTTGAATCACCGCATACAATAGATCCTATAGCCCATTCAATTTTCCGCCTTTCTTCTTCGGAGTACAAAACAGACATCAGTCTATCGTATGCTGGACATTCGCCAGGAATTAACGGATAACTTAGCTTCTTACTGGCGTAGTCTTTCTTTTTTGTTTTCATGTTAGAGAATACAAGCTTTTCGTCTAACATATGAAAAGAGTCTCGAAGCTGTTTTTGGCAGTACTTATGCCACGCGTCTATCATCCCAGATTCCGCGTCCCACATGTGCAACACTTTAACATTCGCATCGTATTTATGCCGATTTTCTTCCGCGTATTTGTCTAATTCCGCATCGATCAGCCTTAACGCGTCGCCTTCATCCGTAGACCACAACCCAAGCTCTTCGATCCAGACAGCATAAAAATCCCCACCTCGAATCATGAGATCGGAGCTTTTTTGTTTTGTCGGGATTATGAATTTCGGATAGATTTCTATTATACCGCGCTTCGTGGAACGCGTTGAAATCATAAGAAAATCAAGCATTACATTTTTACTCCTCCGCTTTGAGCTCCTTTACTTC